GAAAACAGCAAACTTAGAAGTAACTACAGTAATAGGCTGTCCAGTTATGTGTTCTTTTTGCCCACAAACAAGTTTAATTAAAAATTTTAAAGCCCAAAACTCTTTTGATTATAATAATAAAGTTTTAACTTTTGATAAATATCAAAAAATAATTGATAAAATACCAAATTGGGTTGATATACATTTTTCTGGTATGTCTGAGCCTTACGCTTCTAAAGATTGTTCAAAAATGATTTCATATACTTTAGAAAAAGGTCATAAATTTTGTTTATATTCAACATTAGTGGGTGCAAATAAAGATGATATTGATTTATTAACCCAAATTAATTTTGATTCAAAGTATAAATTAGTTGTTCACCTCCCAGACGATGAACAAAATTTTAAAGCAAAAATAACAGATGTTTATATTGATAATTTAAAATATTTTTTAAACAATAGTAATATACAGCAAAAAATATTAGATGGATCAATTGATTTTATGTCAATGAGTAGAAGAGGTTTCACAGATCCAGTTATTAAAGATTTAGTTCCCAAAAAATTATCTTCATTTATAGCTATTTCTAGAGCAGGAAATCTTTCAAATGATAATGAAAAGTTTGAAGGCAAACAAATAACCAAAAGAAAGAATGGTAAAATTATTTGTAGTGTTGCTCCTTATTTAAACCACAATGTTCTATTGCCAAATGGAGATGTAGTGTTATGTTGTATGGATTATTCTGTACAACATAAAATAGGAAATTTATTAGAACAAAGCTATGAATCATTATTTAATAATGATAGTATTGCACAAATTTTCAAACAATTAAACGAAGATGATAATACAAACAAGTTGTTGTGTAGAAACTGTGAATTAGCAAAGGAACTTAAATGAAAATTAATAAAATTGTTTTTTCTTCGTCAGAAGAGTTTAGCCCATTTTGGAACTTACAATCTTTCATATGGAAAGAAATTTTCAATATAGAACCAGTCTGTATTTTATGGGGAAAAGTTCAAAATACTAATATGTCGGATAGATATGGCACTATTATAGAAAAAAAATATAATGAAAATTTAATAAAGTCTTTTCAATTAACCTGGAGTAAATTTCATCATACTATGTCTGAACCAGACACTACATGGATAATAGGTGATATGGATTTGTACCCATTACAAAAATCACTTTTCACTAATGTAATTAAAGATATTGATGATGATTTTTATACTCATTTAGCATCAAATGTAGTAACTAATCAAAAATATGAGCTAAAAGGCGGATACTTGCCAGCTTATTTTCATGTTGCAAAAGGAAAAACCTTTGAAAAAGCTTTATCATTAAATGAAGGTACTTTTGAAGAACAAATTCATAATATTATTAATGATGGTAGATTTACTTATAAAAATGAAGTAAATTTAGAAACAGCAAAAAATATGTTTGGAGCTAATAGTGGCAATAAAGTTTTAATTGATGAAAATGAATATCAATATTGGTTAACAGATGAACGTTATAGTAGTTATAAAATATATGATAGTCACACGAAAGGTAACATAACTTTTAAAACAGCAATAGAGTATCAAATAATACCTCACAACTGCAATTCACAAACAAGAATTGATAGAAAAAGTTTTTATAATGGTACTTATAATAACTACAATGAATTGATGTTGATTAACAATCAAATTATTGATATTCATTGCCATAGACCATTTGATGAACAAAAAGACTCGTTATATAAAATTATTGAAAAATGTTTTAAACAAGAAATAAAAATATGAATTTTTTAATTAATATTGCAGGACCATCGGGTGTTGGTAAAACAACTATGGCTAACATGATTATGTCAGTAAATGAGTTTGATTCATCTGTTATTATTAGCGGTGACGATTCGCATAAATGGCCTAGAGGGCATATTAATTGGGAAAAATACACTCACTTAAATCCAAAAGCTAATAATCTTGAAAAAGAATATACACAATTATTAGAATTAAAAAATAACAAACAGATATTTAGAAGTCATTATAATCATACTAATGGCATGTTTGACCAAGAAACTTTAATTAATCCAAAAAAAAATATTATATATGAAGGTCTTCATGCTCTTTACAATGAAGAAGTTAGAAATATTTCTGATTTAAAAATTTATATTGATACAGATGAAGAATTAAAAATTGCTTGGAAAATAAAAAGAGATCTTAACAAAAGAGGATATTCTGAAGAACAAATTCTTGAAACCATTAAACGTCGAATGGAAGATGAAAAAGAATACATTTTACCACAAAAATTATATGCTGATGTTGTAGTTAAGTTTACTTTTGATGAATCAGAAGGAGTTAATTTTGAATATAATTGTATAAATAAAAAATTTATTAATTTATTTGAAAAAATTAAAAATTTTTATGAGTTAAAAAAACAATTTATAAAAGTATGCAAACTTTTAAGTGAAGAACAAGATTTAATACAAAATAAAGGCGGCAATGTTTCTGTAAAATATGATAATTCTATGCTAATAACTTCTTCTGGTTTTCAACTAAGCAACGTTTCAGTTTTTGAAGGATTATGTGTCATAGAAAAAAATAATATAAATAATATTATTTTTAATTATGGACGACCTTCTATGGAATCTAGAATTCATTCACATTTAGATAAAGCAACAATACATACACATCCAAAACAACTTTTAACTATCTTATGTTCTAAAGAAAGTAAAAAAATAATAAAAAAACTTTATAAAAATTATAATTTTGATTATATTAGCTATGCTTCACCTGGATACAGTTTATATAATCAAATAAAAAATAGCCATAGTAAAATTATTTTTTGTGAAAATCATGGTTTGTTTGTTTCTAGTAATGATTTATATGAATCTTATTTAATAACAAAACAAATTAATGAAATTGCAACAAAGTTTATAATAAACAACACAAACAAAATAGATCATCATGTTACAGACAAGCCATTATTTCCAGATAGTGTTATATTGACAGAACTTAATAAAAAATTAAATAATGATATTTTCAATAATATATTGAATTGTAATTTAAATCCAAAATTTTTAAATAAAAAACAAATTAAAGATGTTTTAAATATGGAAGAAGAAAAATACAGGAGTTCTATATGAAAGTAATAATTCCTATGGCTGGTACTGGTAACAGATTTGTAGAAAAGGGATACCAAGATCCTAAACCATTAATAAAGATAAACAACAAAAGAATAATAGAATATATATTAGATCTTTTTTCTGAAGAAGATGAAATAGTTTTCATTTGTAACGATGTACACCTTAACACAACCAATATGAGGAGTGTTTTATCATCGTTAAGACCAGATAGTAAGATTGTTTCTATACCACAACACAAGAAAGGCCCAGTATTTACAGTAAAGCCTTATTTTGATTTAATAAAGGATGATGAACAAGTTTTAATTTGTTATTGTGATAATCCTTTTATTTGGAACAGAGATGAATTTATTAATTATGTAAATGACAAAAATTATGATGGCTGTATATTAACACATTCTGGTATGCATCCCCACACTCTTAATTCTACAAAAATGGCTTTTTTAAAAGTAAAAAATGATATTGTTTTAGAAATAAAAGAAAAGGAATGCTATACTGATAATCCTTTGCAAGAACATGCTTCAACTGGTGCTTATTATTTTAGAAGAGGAGATCAGATGAAAAAATATTTTAATCAACTTATGGAACAAGATATAAATTATAATGGTGAGTATTATGTCACATTAGTATATAATTTGCTTATAAAAGACTCATTAAAAGTTGGTTTTTTTGATACAAAATTTGTTACAGTTTTTGGCACACCAGAAGAAGTTAAAAGTTTTGAATCTTGGAATGTTATTTTGAATTCTGGTCAAGTTAAAAATGAGCAACAATTAATTGAATGTTACAGATATTGGAAAGCTTATCATGAAAACAATATACGTTGATATTGACGAAACAATATGCTTTTACGAAACTGAAATACCACTAGATGGTAGTAAAGATTATACTAAAGCAATTCCAAACAAAGAAAACATTAATAAAATAAATAAATTATTTGATAATGGTAATGTGATTGTATATTGGACCGCAAGAGGAAGTCGAAGTAAGATTGATTGGTATGATTTTACAAAAAATCAATTAAATGAATGGGGTGCAAAATATACATATTTAAAATGTGATAAACCATATTATGATTTATTTATTGAAGATAGAAGTATTAAAATTGAGGAGCTTGAATGAAAATAATTTCTCATAGAGGAAACTTAAATGGTATAGATGAGCAAAGAGAAAATAATCCAATTTTTATAGATGAATGTATTCAATTTGGATTTGATGTTGAAATAGACTTAAGAGTAAAAAATAAAACACTTTATTTGGGACACGATTATGCACAATACCCTATTTCTATTGAATGGCTATTAGAAAGAAAACAAAACTTATGGATTCATATAAAAGAATATGAAGCACTAAAAAGTATACTTAAATTTAAAAAAGAATTGAACTTTTTTTGTCACGAATCAGATAAATATACTTTATTAAGTAATGGTCTTGTATGGTGTCATGATTTAGAAAATATTATGGATGAAAATTGTATAATTCCTTTGTTATCAATAGAACAAATTAGAAACTATGACCAAAAAGATTTTTTTGGTGTTTGTACGGATTATGTTTATGATTGCAAAAATAAATTTAAAAAATAGAGTTAACATAACATGATTTTAGTAACTGGCGGATCTGGCATGATAGGAAATGCCTTAAAACATTTAATACCAAATGCATTTTTTGTATCATCAGAAAATTGTGATTTAAAAAATGTTAATGACACAAAATATATGTTTAAACATTTAAAACCAAAAAAAGTAATTCACTTAGCAGCAAAAGTTGGAGGCGTAAAAGCCAACTCAGAATATCTAGGAGAATTTTATACAGATAATATACTTATAAACACAAATGTATTACATTACTCTATGGTATACAAAGTTGAGAAAGTTTTATCCTTACTTAGCACTTGTGTATACCCAGATAAAGTTAGTTATCCTTTAACAGAAGATCAAATACATAATGGTCCACCACACGAATCAAACTATGCTTATGCTTATGCTAAGAGGATGATTGATATACAATCAAGAGCGTATAGAAAACAATATGGCTGTAATTTTATAACAGTAGTACCAAACAATTTATTTGGTGAACATGACAATTTTGATTTAAATAATTCTCATGTTATACCTGCTATAATTAGAAAAATGTACGATGCTAAAGATAAAAATGAAGATGTAATTTTATGGGGTGATGGTTCTCCATTAAGAGAATTTACTTATTCAAAAGATTTAGCAAAAATTTTATTATTTCTTATTGATTCATATAATGATGAAATACCAATAAATGTTGGTAATACAAATCAGTATAGTATTAAAAATATTGCAGAATTAATTGCAAATAAAATTCAATTTAATGGAAAAATAATATGGGATACAACAAAACCAAATGGACAGTATAAAAAACCATCTGATAACTCAAGATTAATTAATCTTGGTTTTAATAGTGATAGTTATACAAATATTGATACTGCCTTGACAAATGTATGTAATTGGTATACATTAAATTATCCAAATATTAGAGGTATTTAATGAAAACAGCCTTTATTACAGGCGTAACAGGTCAAGATGGCTCATATTTAGCAGAATTGTTATTATCTAAAGGTTATAAAGTAATTGGCTTAAAAAGAAGAACATCACTTTTGTGTACAGATAGAATAGATAAAATTTATAATCATAATAACTTTGTATTAGAATACTTTGAATTAGATGACACATCTTCTATGTATAGGTTACTTTCAAAATATAAACCAGATGAAATATATAATTTAGCTGCCCAATCTCATGTAAGAGTATCTTTTGATATTCCACAAAGTACAGTAAACACGATAGTAATGGGTACATTAAACTTGGTAGAAGCCGCCAGAACAATCTGCCCAAATGTAAGATTTTATCAAGCATCTTCGTCAGAAATGTATGGTGATAATCCATTTTATCCATACAATGAAGACAGCAAATTTACTCCCGCTTCTCCTTATGCGAATGCCAAAGTTTTTGCTCACAATTTAATGAGAAATTATAGAATATCTTATAATATGTTTTGTTGTTCTGGAATTCTTTTTAATCACGAATCGCCAAGAAGAGGAGAAACTTTTGTTACAAGAAAAATCACAATGGCAGCAGCAAGAATTAAACTTGGTTTACAAGATAAACTTTATTTAGGTAATCTTGATGCTGTAAGGGATTGGGGTTTTGCTGGTGATTATGTTGAAGCTATGTGGTTAATGTTACAACAAGAAAAACCAGACGATTATGTAATATCAACAGGAAAGTGTTATTCTGTTAAAGAATTTCTAAATCTAGTATTTGATATTGCTGAATTAAATGTTTCAAAACATGTTGAAATAGATCAAAGACTTTATAGACCACATGAAGTTCCATATTTAGTTGGAGATTCTACTAAAGCAAAAAATATTTTAAATTGGACACCAAAAACTAGTTTAAAAGATTTAGCCAGAATGATGTATGAAGAGGATTATAAAAAATATCATGATTTTAGTAACAGGACATAAAGGTTATATAGGTAATAAGTTATATAATAAACTTATTCAATTAGGGTACGAAGTATTAGGCTTAGATTTAAAAGAAGGAAATGATATTTTAGATTGCTTACCTAAAAATAAAAATTTTGATTATGTTTTTCACTTAGCAGCATTACCAAGTGTAGAATATTCTGTATTAAATCCAAGTTATACATTAAAGCATAATGTGTTGGCAACTTCTAAATTATTAGAATGGGCAAAAGATGCAAAAGTGAAAAGAGTTATTTTTTCATCGTCTTCTGCCATTTATGGTGATGGAAATGGACCAAAATCACCATATGGTTTACACAAATTAATGTGCGAAATGGAATGTAAGCTATACTCAGAGTTATTTAAATTAGATACCGTATGTTTAAGGTATTTTAATTTATATTCACAAGATCAAAAATATGGTGGAGCATATTCAACTGCAATTTCTGCTTGGATGGAAATGATTAAGCTTAATAAGCCATTACGTATTGATGGAGATGGTTTACAAACCAGAGACTTTATTCATGTTGATGATGTGATTAGTGCAAATATTCAATGTATGAATTATGATGGTAAATTTAATGGAAAAGGTATGGACGTTGGTAGTGGAGAAGCTGTTTCTCTTAATTATGTAAAAGATTTTATCAATACATACAACAATGTGGAGTGGGTGAATTACCCAGAAAGATTAGGTGATGTTAAACATACAAAATCAAATATAACAGAAATGTTAAAGATTGGTTGGAAACCTAAAGTGAACATTGATGATGGTCTTGCTTTGTGTTTTAAAAGAGATAAAAATGAATAATCTTGTTAATCTCTTTGATGAAACAAAAATATTTATTTATGAAAACTGTAGATGTTGTGGAAACATAGATTTTATAAGTAAAAGTTTAAAACTAAATAAATGTTGGGAACCAAATATAACTTTTGTTATTTTAAATTTATTAAAAAATAAAAATAATAATATTTTTTTTGATATTGGATGTAATATTGGATATTATAGTTTATTATCAACAAAATATTGTGAAAAAATTTATGCATTTGATGCAAATATAAAAAATATTAATTTATTACAAAAGTCAATTACAATAAACAATATAAACAATATTATACCGACAGTCTGTGCTATTACTGATGATGAAAATAAATTGTTTAAAACAGGCACATTACACGAACATAATGTTGGGTCGCTACAGGTGGAACAAGTTTATACACCTAACCATTCAAATATTAAATCTCTAAAGTTAGATAATTTTATTAACACAAACAATATTGATAATATTGATATATTGAAAATTGATATTGAAGGGTCTGAATTGGATTGTTTAAAAGGTCTTGATCAAACATTAAATACAAATATTATTAAAAATATAATTATTGAAGTGACTCCATTGTGGAATGTGCAAATTGCTAAAAATATTTTAAATTATTTAAAACTAAAAAATTATATTTTATTTGACATTGGATTAAATGAAGTAGGTACTTATAATGACATTAAAATACAAAATTTATTTAATAATGAAATAAATAACATAGATAATTTTGTTATTAATATTAATATACAAACCAACATATTAGCTAAAAAAATAATATGAAATTTGCAATTTTAATCAATGGTCATGTTAGACATTCATTAGAACATAATAATCTTTTAAAAATTATTGAAGAAATAAGAAAAAAAGGTAATTGTGATCTATATGGAGTTATTTCTAATAAAAAAGAACATTCAACAAAAACTTGGTATAATACCGATGAACAATTAAAGAATGAAACAATAACATATGATTTAATTAACAATTTTATTAAATTTGAAAAATTACACATTTATGAAGAAATTAAATACAACGATAATGAAATAAACAATTTATGGGGTAAATCACCAGTTTCTTATATAGCTATTAAAAATTTTTATACAAATTTACAAAAATGTATAAATATGATAGAAAATAATTATGATATATTTTTTAAATTAAGATTTGATTATTATAAATTTAATTATGCAAACTATACTGATCACATCATTGATGTAATAAGAAATACTGATTTTAATAATTACAATAAATTAACTGCTGTAAAAGTAAAAAATGCAAGAGGTGAAGATAGTTTCTTTTTTTCATATCAAAAAGATTTTATTAAAGTTATTTATTATATAAATAATAATTTTGATTACTTAAATACTTACGCCAAAAATGCACATTTTTATTTTATGCCAGAAGATTTAATTAAATATTCTTGTGCAACACAACAAATATTGTTTGAGGATAAATAATGATATCAATTGGAATTTTAACATACAATTCTCCATTAACTTTAAAAAATACTTTAGAATCTTACAAAGTTAATGGATTGTTGGATTATACAGACGATATTAAGTGTCTTATACAACCATCTAACAAATCTAATGAAGAAAATAAAATTTGTGAATATTATGGTATACAAACAATCATAGAAAAAACCAATACTATGATGGCTGGCGGAATAAAAAAGTTAGTAGAAAAATCAAAATATGATTATTTTCTATTTTTAGAATCTGACTTTAGGTTATATAAAAATAAAGATATAACAAACATAGTTTTAAATTTTGGTTTAAATTTATTACAACAAGAAGATAAGTTTGATGTAGTAAGGTTACGCAGCTTAAAAAATCCTGGTCACCCTATTCATTGGAATTTACAAAAACAAAATGGCATATTATATAATGAAAATACAGAATTATATTTATGTACACATTATCTTGAAAATCCGCACCTTACACATCCAGAATATATAAAAAAAATTTCAACAAATCCTATAGTTTATGAGATAAAATCAAAAAATTGCGTTTACACTAATAATCCAAATATAACATCAAAAAAGTTTTATTTTGACAATATCTTTCCTCACATTAAAGACGGTTCTCATTTGGAGCCAGAAATATTTAGTTTTTGGAAACAAAATAGTTTCAAAATTGCAATAACATCTGGTTTATTTACACATGCAAGAATAGATGGACACGACGGAAAAAGTTGTTATTGTTGTGAAAGCAAATTTGGAGGTAGGTCAGACAATATAAATTGTGTTTGTTGTACAGTACCATATAAATCATATGAATTTGACAAATCACAAATTTGTGATACATTAAATGATAAAGTAGATGAAAATTATTTAAATAATATTTATAACAATTTACAATTTAGTTATTATTCTAACAAATAGGAGAAAATAGTATGCAACTTTCTAATCAAGCAGTAGGAGCAATAATGATGGCTCTTCAAAAATCACTTATGGAACAATCGGATATTGTACCAGTAATTAAAGATTTTAATCTAATTGAAACCGATGAAGGTTTAGTTATAACAAATCCACCAGTTATCTCTATGGATTCTGTAGAGCCTAACTAATGCCTAGATACTCTTACACTTGTACAAGTTGTGGGAGTACAATAGAAGCCTCACATTCACCAAATGAGAGGCTTTTCTATTGTGAAGTATGTGACTCCGACACACTTAAAAAAAACTTATCAATTCCAAATATTACAAAATCACAAGAGGTCAATAATTTGACAAATCGTAAAAATGGTGATATAGTTAAAGAGAAAATTGAAGAATTTCGCAAAGATCTTAAAGAACAAAAACAAGATCTAAAGAACAGGGGATTATGATTACATTATCAATTTTATTTTCATTATCGCTAATTGTAAATGGTTTATTTTTTTGGTATACAAGAAAATTATTAGAAAAACTATCTATATTTACTGAAGGCATCATTGAGTTTAGAGTAAAACTACAACAACTAGCTGGTCATTTAGAATCTGTACACCAATTAGAAATGTTTTATGGAGAACCTGTTTTGCAAAGGCTTATTGAGCATATAAAGATAACTGTAGTTGAAATAAAGATGTTTAGCGATTCCTTCATCATTAGCGAAGGGGAACAAAAAGAGGAACCAGTTAATGACGAAGAAAAAACAGAATAATTATTTTACAGATTTACATGAGCAAGCAATTATCAATTATGCTCTAACTAATGATAATAAAATTAGAACACAACTTTACGTAACTTACATAGAACCTGCTTTTAATGAAATGGTAGATAAGATTGTGTTTACCTATAAGTTTACTACTCTTCCAAACATTGATGATTTAAGGTCAGAATGCAAAACTTGGCTTACAACAATACTTGACAAGTTTGATCCATCTTCTGGTTCAAAAGCTTTTTCGTATTTTTCTGTTATTACTAAAAATTGGTTTATTCACAAAGTCAAAAAAACAGCAGAACAGACCAAGCGTGAAGTTGGTATAGAAGAATTAACTAAAATCTCATGCCATGATACACTTATAGTAGAACATAACTATTTTCATTCAAGAGAAGATTTTGAGTTTTGGAGAGAATTTTGGTATGAGATCAATAGTTGGGATCATATTGAAATGAAAACAAACGAAAGAAGGGTTGTAGAAGCAATTAAAATTCTATTAGAAGATCCAGATAACATTGAAATTTTTAATAAAAAAGCTATTTACCTATACATCAGAGAAATTACTGGTCTTAATACAAAGCAGATAGTTAATAACTTAACAAAGGTTCGTATTAGGTATAGAGAATTTAAAAACGATTGGGATTCTGGAAACATTTAAATGGCAATCGATAAGTCAGTAATAACAATACCACCATTAATGAGTGTTAGTGCTACGGATAAGGTAACTGTTCCTCAGCAAATTACATTCAATAATGGTGTTTTTATTCTTAATTCATCTTTAGGAAAGCCTTTGACAAAATCACTTTACAAAGTTTGGTCTAAAGGAAATAAAATTTATTTACTTGAAAGAGAAACAACGTTAATTGAAAAAATTATGCATTCTCTTTCAAGCCAAGTTGTAAGAAATTTTAAGATAGGTGGATCTGATAGTGATTTTGCTTTTGTGAACGGGGATGGAACACAAATAGCAGAAAAGCAAATTGATAGGTTATTGTTAACCAGCGTGTTTAACCAGTATAACAATACTGCCGATAATGCAAATAAAACTTTATCAACTTATGAACCATACACAAATGCTTTAGTTTCTTCTAACTTTAATAATTACATTGATAAAACTTTTAATGCTTATTCATTAAAACCAGAGATAGTTACAAATTATCTACAATTTGCTAAGCCTACACAAGAGTTAGCATCTCTTGTCAACATGAATTTATTCTTGAGATTAAAATCTTTATTTTCATCAAAAGAGATAAACAAAGATTATTACAATTATTTTACATACCTTTTCACACATTGGGGTCTTTTTGGAGTAGATGAAGTATCCTTTTCTTCTTTTGAACAAAAACCAAGATCTGATACATTAAAACAGAAATTAAAAGCACCATTACTAGAACAAGATTTGATTTTAAGAAATTCAATAAAAGTAACCAATGCCAAACAATTATCATTTAGCACAGCCAATGTACAAAGATTTGATAATGTGTTTGTTTATGATACTAGTAGATTTAATTCAGAGTTTGCAACCAACACAATTGCTTTAATAGATCAAAATGGTGAAGAATTGTTTGATGAAGATAACTTTGAAAATTACTTAAATAAAGTATTTGTTTTTGTAAATAATCAAACAAATGAAATAAGTGCTATTAAAAACAAAGTATTTTATGATGTTGGTGATACTTACAAAGTTTCATTTAATTATGAACTAGCAAATGTGTATAATTCTCTTGGTGGTCCTTTGTTGTTAACAAATGAATGGAGCAGAAATACACAAGAAAGAGTTAGAAATCAAAACCCTATAAAAAAATACACAGTATTTGTTTATGACCTTTTTGATTATGTTGACATTCCAGTAAGTATAAAATTGGATGGTACTACAACCAATGTTTTAGAGTTAGAATTGAATTCAAATTTTAGAACTAATTCTCAAGGCGATTTTTATGTTGTAGAAATTGTGTAACAGGCTAATTATTGTATGGATAAAGTAGACAAGTACATAAACAAAGTAATAACAAACATAGAAGAAGATCGTGAAGTAACAAAAGAACTTCTTAATGATGTTATGGGATACATAGGTAAAGATGCATCTAATCATGCTTCTGTAGGACACGTTGCGGCTAAATACGTTGAATCACTACAACGTTCTAATGAACAGCTTGTAAAGCTTGTAACATTAATGGCTAAAAAACATGATAGTATTTATGGTGACTTAGACGATAGAGATAAAAACGGAATTTATGACAAACTATCTGAGGACCAGTAATGGCTATTAACAAAGTTGACATAAATTTAACATCTGCTTTAAACGAAGACAAGATAGATGGAACTTATGGTTCTTTTATTCCGAAAAATCGATACACAGAGTTTTCTGATTATCTAAGTCAAAATTTAAACATTTATGAAAAAGATGTTGGTGTTAAAAACCCTAGATGTAAAGTTGTTGGAATACTTGATCCAACAGGAACAAAACCACAAGTAGCTAGTTATAGTTGGACTAGAAGCGATACACAAGGTTTGTCTACCGACACAATGAGAATACTACAAGCAAAAGTTATTTGCCCAAATGGACCAAAAAGTATTCTACCCTATCCAAGTAACGTAGCTGAACCAGATCTTGAAAACCAAGACCCTTTTATAAAATCTCTTCATACAACAGCATTTATTGAATTTGATTCGTCCAAAACTCAAGTTCAATTGGGGTTACTAGATGAAGTTGTGATTGAATACGTAGGAAACGACAAGTCAGAAGCAAAAATAATAGAAATTTTTAGAATAAACAATAGAACCCCACAAAGCAATGAAACAAATCCACAAGGGGCTTTTGATGAATCTGATGGTAGAACTATTTCAGATACAAAGGCAAATACAACTGGCGATGTTACGCAAGATTTATCTAACAATGCTCTTAGCGATAAGCCAACCAGCAAATGTGGTAATGGTACTAGCTATCCTTTAGAAGATTGTAAAACTGCTAAGTTTGATGCTAATGGGCAGACAGCTACATTACATCCAGTATTCTGGAATAATGTTAATAATTTATTAAATAAAATTAAAGAAAATGAAAAAGTTTCAATACCTCACTCTGAAACTATAAGATCACAACAAAAACAATACGGTTATAGATTACAAAGATGCCCTGCTGCTTCAGAAAAATTAGGAGAAAAAAGGTTTAGAACTGAGCCTTGGGATGTTTTAAAAGCAAATGGGCCTTGTTTAAATAACGATGATGTTGGAGCGGTCGAAGGAGCTTATGCCAGTAATCATTTAAAAGGTTTAGCCATTGATTTTAGACTAGATGTTCCATGTTCTTCTATAGGTAAAGATTTATCTTTGTATGAAAGGTGTAGAGCAACAAGTTTGTATTTTAAACTTCTAACAAAATACGCATCAGAATTTTCAGTTATAAATTTAATAAAAGAACCTTGGCATTGGAGTCATAATGGCCGTTAGTAACGATACACTAAATCTTAATAAAATAAGTGAAGATAGATTAAAAAATGCATCTTCATCTGTAAAAATTTTAGAAACTGGAATTGGTAACACTAAAAGAACGGAAGTAATACCTATTAGAATTCAAGCAGAAGCAGAAACAATTTTTGCTAGTTCAAACTCTAATTGCTTTGTTGTTCTTGGTAACGACAGACCAGGTAATAAAGCATCTGGTCATGGTGGGTTTGGTGATACTAAGTGTGCAACTATAGACTTGGTTGCTGGTTCAACTTCTCTTTATTTAGCAGAGCAAAATAAAGATGGTAAAAGCGTGTTTATTAACCCAAATGTTAAAGCAGATGCTGCCAGAATTTACATTAGTCAAATGACAGATGTTGATGATAATTTTGAATTAGTTGATGGATCTATTGGTAATTCAAAAAATAAATCTGCTATAGCAATGAAAGCAGATGGTATTAGAATAATAGCAAGAGATGGAATCAAACTTGTAACTAAAACAGATTTTGCTAACAGTAAAGGCCAAGAAGTATTACAAGATAGTGGTATTAACATAATAGCTTTAAATGACGATTCAAGTTTGCAACCAATGGTTTTGGGTAATAACTTAGCAGAATGTTTAGATAAATTAATGACTGAAATGGATGCAATACAAAGTAGAATTAATAACTTTATAACAGAACAACAAAAATTTAATGATCAAGTAGCAAGTCATGTTCATGTAAGTAATTACCCAGGGAAAGAAACATTACCACCAGTAGCAGTTATGCTTCAAAACATGCAATTAACATTTAGTAAATTAACAAACCAAGATATGGGAATTTATTTACAAAAAACTAACATAGCATCATTAAAAAATAACTATCTATTAAATCCACAAACATCTATTAAAAGTAGATACAATAAGGTAAATTAAAAAATGGTATCTCATTTTGTTAGTTCTTCTTTGGCAAACGTACAAACATACGTAGCACCATCTTTGTTATCACAACGAACTTTTGCTTTACCAGATAATGAGCGTGTGCAAGTTTTAAGTGAATTTGTTGGTAACGATTGTTCATTTGCAAACATAAGTTCAAGTTTTGGTTTAAGTTACATTGAAGTAGAATACCTTAAACGTTTACCATTGACACCAGAAAGTGCGCCATTTGTATGCCCTACGCAACTACCAAATTTAAATTATGAAGAACCAGAATGGTTCACTTTAGGTGATGGCGAAGTTTACTTTAACGAAAAAACTCTTAAATACTCAATTGTAATTACAACTTCTTATTTTAATTTTGCTAGTAGAAATGATTTAGAAGCACAAATAATTGATAAAGGTATTAGAGGCTTATTGTCTTATTATGACAAACAAAACGATGAAGAAATAATAAGTAAATTAAAAAATTATTTTATCTTTGCCAAAATAGAAGATACTTATGTTCCTTATAGAAGAATGGCAAGAATAAAAGGTCTATTAACAGTAGACAAAAAGTATTTTGATGCAGTACCAGTTTCACAAACTTCTCAAGAAACAGCACCTCTTGGAAACGACATAAGTAATGCAAATTTTATTTTAAGAATACCATTTTCTGAATTGGATTCTTTGTTCAAAACTCTTTCAAATACATTAAAAATTTATAATACTGACATTTATTTTTCAAATTCTAAAATTGGTATTACGTTTGCTCCTACAGACGTTCAAGCATTTAATACTGCTCAGCCTATTTTAGATGAATTGTCATTAGCAGAAAAAGCAAATGATGTTAATACATTTTTAGATAAACTTAAATCTTTATTAGATAAAAATAATGTTCCATTTATTAACGATGTAAATGATAGATCAAAATCTGTTATTGAATTTGCTATAAATGATGAATGCAATAAAATTTATGACATTTCTGTTAATCAACAAGGAAATTGTAAAAAATTAAGAATTGGAATTGACAGATTTTTAAGATCAAGCCCAATTAACGATCCTACTATTGTTGCATTAGTAAAAAACATTTATAGAATTTCTAAAATTGAAAAATGCAAAGTACCTTGGCCTGAATTTGTTGAGACTTACATTTATCCTAGAGTTATTGTATGGGGTGTTAGTTTAAATGATGTTGTTCAAAATTTTGAAAAAAATAGAAACCAGTATGCTAAAGACATTATACAAATTTTCAATTCGATTCAACAAGAAGGTCAGTATTACCCAGCAAAAACATACGAACAAACTGTTGATGAAGAAATTAAATTAGGTATAGTAAAAGCTAAAACCGCTGCTTTTACTTTATTACCAAACACAATTCTTCAAAGAGATTTGTATGTAGGAGATAATCTTGTATCAAGACAAGGATTAGATACATTTTTTAGTAGTTTAATTAATTCAATTGAAAGCACAACACAATCTACTGATGCTTTTAATGAAAACATAACTATAATGCCTTTTAGTTTTTTTACTGATGGAACCCTTGACTCTCAGTATCTAGCAGTAAAATTAATTAATGATTATTATGTTAATGATACTGCCAATACTACTGTTTATCAAAAAACCCAAGTTAAATTATCTACTCCAAGTAACCCAAACAGAAAATACAGAAGTAATGATGAAAGTGAACCTATCTATTTACCTCTTTATAATCCTATTTCTCAACAGTTAAAAGGAGTAAGAACTGTTCAAGAACAGGTAAATAAAGTTTATGATCTTCTAAACAGTTTTGGAATCTGTAGAATGATTGATTACTCTTTAGGATGTACATTGGCAGTTGCTAAAGATTTGATTGATTTAAGTGGCGTAAATGCTACTATTACAATTGGTGTACTTAATACTTTTAATTCACAAGAAATGATTGATGAAGTAATACCATTTTTACCACAAGAACAGCAAGAATTGGTTTACAAAGAATTGTTAGATAGAACTGCTTGTTTGAATCTTAATCAATTACTATTTATCTTAAAGAGGGTGCTACCAGAAGAAACTTATCAAAGTTATGGTTTTGATACTGATGAATTTTTACAAATTCCAATAGAAGACAAAATCATTAGAATAAATGAAGCAGTAGCCAAACTAATGTCAACGAGAACACAATAATGTCTGTATGTTTTGAATTAGCCCAAGAATCTGAAAATGCTTTAGCTATTAAATTAAGAGAACAAATTTTAAATAAGATTAAAGAATGTAAAACTGAAGAAGAACTACAACAAACTTTATTAAACATTGGAAGAGATAATGATGAAGAATTGGATCTTGAAAAAAATCAAAATGGCGATGAAGTTTCGAGACTATTAAATAATTTCTTAGTTTGTTCTCTAGAAACTACACCAGATAACTTAGATTCTTATCAAGTTCAACTTGGTAGCTTAATTCAAAACGCTGTAGATTTAGCTTGTAATCCACCAGCATTTTCTATACCTTATCCTTATCCAACAATAGATGATACAAAAGACTTTACAAATAAGCTTTTATTAGCATTACTCAGATTAGCTATCAACATACTTCTATCAATAATTAAAAAACTTTTAGCTTTAATTGTAGAAATTTGTACAAGTGGATTATCCAGATTCAATAGTTATAGTAATTTAAATTTTGCTGATGCCATTACAGATGCAATAGGTGATGAAATAGGTCAAAGTTTTATTGCAGACGTATTCAGAGCGTTTGGAATAGATGAAAATGGACACTCTATCGAAATAATACAAGTTGGTGAAGAATGCGAAGATGATGCAGAACCAACAGCAGTATTAAAAGACATAAATAAATTTTTAGATGATTTATCAATGATGGCTACACCAGTAGAAGTTTGTAGTTTATTAAATAACAAAGCAAATGAAACAACATTTCTAGTAGTTGAAGAATTGCTAGAATTTGAATACCCAGAAATGAGAAGGAGGCTTAATAACAGAGCTAAAATTTCTGGTCTTTTTAAAACTCTTGGAACTAGAATAGATCCAAGTTTTTGTTCTATTATTGAACAAAACTCTGAGCAAATAGTAGCAGCACCAGAATTATGTTTTTCTGAAGATGTTAATTCTGTTAGAGAATCATTATTAAGAGAAAAAAACTTAACCAATGAAGAAATTAAAAATGTTTTAGATCAAGAAAGACAAAGAACCAGAAGAAATTTAGAAAAACTTTCTGAGTTAGCTACTGCTATCAATACAAACCCAAATAAAATACTTGGAGAAACACCAGAAATCTTCTGTAAAGGAAACGAGCCTGGACTTGTATCAATTGATGATATGCCTTCTTTAAAAGAGGCATTACAACAAACAATTGATAGTACTTTCAATACTTTTGCTTATGTTTATAATTTAAATTCATCAAATTTTGTAAATAACATTTTAGAAGTTAAAGTGACAGAAAATACTACAGAGCCAATACTTAGAAAGTTTATTGACACAACGATAGTAGATAATAATGGCGATGTTCAAATACTTGAAAATAATTTAAATCCAAAATTTATGCAAAGGGTTGCTGCAAATCATTTTACTTTGTGTGACCCATTTGGTAGGACCGATCAAGATAGTTTAATTGATTATTATGAAGAAATAGAGGTAAATAATAATTCAATTGTTAATGAAAACATAATTGATACACAAACTTTAATAAATACAACTAATTTTTCTGCTTTTGATGGTGGAGAAGATGGTGTAGTTTACATTAAAAATTTTAATTATCAAGCAAAAGTAACACCAGACGTTCAAGACGTTGTTAACATGGTAGAAAACTACATTTCTCTAGATTATGAAAAATTATCAATCAGTATTTCTATTCCGAATAAGTATTTAAGCACAACAAATAATAGTAATGTTGGCAACTTTGATGCGTTACCAAGCACACAAACTATTACACTTTACACAATTACTGGATCTACAACATGAATCAAGTTTTAGAAGAAGTTAATTTATCAAATAAAACAGTAGTATTGGATAAATTAACTTACTACAATAGTAAAGAGACAATTAATTCTGTTGAAATAAGTCAAGTAACATCGGAAGTAAATCAATTTTTGTCTTTTATAAATTTAATTCCACCAAACTTATTAGAGAGATTCGATACACAACAAAAAAGAATTGAATTTTTAAGAAAACTTTATTTAGATAGTTATTCCAACTTAATACAAAAATTTATTAAATCTCAAAACAATAGTGTATTTTTAAAATCAAAATCTGATTTGAATGCTGATTTTGATGGTGTAACAATACTTGAAAATTTAAATTTTTTTGAAATTATAGATGTTCAGCAAGTAAAAGATGAAATTTTAAATTCATTGAATAGTAATCCATGTTTGGTAATGAATACGGCTACCCCAACATCTGTTACACCTTTACAAAAAGAAATTATTAAATCAAATTTACAAATTGCTTGCAGAACCCACATAGTTGATTTTAAATTAAGAAAAATTAATTTAACTTCTGTATTTGATAATACAGAATTTTATAAATTTGATAATACTTTATCAAATTATTTGTTTGACATTTTTGTTGAGAGAATCAAAAATTTATCCAGTTCATACTATCAAAGTTTAATTGAGATTCTTATAGAAGAAATTGAAACACTATCAGAAAATGGTGAAGAACTAATAGATTCAATTAATAACAAAAAAATTGTATTTCAACTACCAATCACAAATACAAACAAAGAACAAAATTTTCTTATTTATTTGAAGTATGTTTTTGATAAAGAGTTCATTGTAATAAGTGATAATTTTAATTCATTTTTTAAAATAAAACTTAGCAAAGGTGACAAAAAAATAAGTTTGTCAAACACAATAACAACAAAACAATTTTTTGTTGATAGTTTGCCAATTATTTCTGAAGCTGAATTGTCACAAGTTGATAAATCAAATTTTATGTTTTATGTAGACATAGATAATCAAGAAACTCAAAGTATTGTAACAATTAAGTTGGCAATAAAAGCAGGACTTACAAGTTTTGATCCACAAGTTATAACATTAATTAATAGTAGCCCTTTTACTATTAATAATCCAACCGCAACAATTGTGGATGTAACACAAGAACAAATTTTATTAGCAAAAGAACAAATACAAAATAACAATAAATTTGTAACATTAATTAATTTTGTTTTTCCATTACAAAAAATACTTAATTTTTCTGCAATAACTACAATTTTAATGTGTTCAAATTATTATCAAAATAGTAATTCCTCGTTTGATCCCTCCATCAAAACAATAGCTAACATTCATACAGCAGCAGCAGATGGTACACAACAAAATCTTTGTGAAGAAATAGAAGACCCTTATTCTTCTTTTGGTTTTGACATAGAAATAGCTAAAATAATAGCACAAACTCCAATTGAAATAATTAAAAGTATTGAAGAAACTTATGATCCTAACATTGTAATTGCTAATAAAATTAAAAAAGCAGCAGAACTTGTAGGTGCGCCAGACATTTCTATTATTCCTTATTCTGCTTTGCTCATGGCTCCACCTCCGTTTGGTCCTGCTATTCCTGTCGTTCCCCCTCTTGGTTTTGTTTATTGGGGTATTAGTGCTTTAGAGGCAATTAATAATACTGCCAAAGGTAATAATAGTTATGGATTTGATTTTGATAGAACAGAATCTGGCTCTCAAAAGAAAAATCCTTTTAATTCTTCTTGTTAAACTAATTAAAGTTATGGCAAGTTATTCTGGTAAATTACCGCTTACAAGAGACTCAAATGACGGGTTTCAAATGTTAAAAACAATTAATGAAGTTGCTAAACAAAACTTCAGAATGTTGTTGTTGACAGAACCTGGAGAAAGGGTATGGGATCAAAATTATGGAGTTGGTTTAAAAAGATTTTTATTTGAACAAAGATCATCTATAGAAAGTCAATTAGTAAACAGAATAAATCAACAAATAAGCTCTTATTTACCATACATAATAATAACAGCATTTGATTTCATAATGGATGATAATGAAAATCTTTTACATTTAAGAATTAATTTTTATGTTGATGGGTTTAATAATTCTATTCAGCTTATTGAAATTTAGCATAACAGCTATTTAATAGTATGAAGAAACAAATTCCAATTCGTTATACTGCAAGAGACTTTGAATCAATCAAAAGAGAGTTGGTTGATTATTCAAAAAGATACTACCCAGAAACTTTTTCAGATTTTAACAAATCATCTTTTGGCTCATTAATACTTGATACCGTAAGCTATGCTGGTGATGTGTTATCGTTTTATTTAGATTATCAATTTAATGAAAGTATGTTAAATACTGCGGTTGAATTTGATAACATAATTAAGATCTCTAAACAGTTAGGCTATAAATACAACCCAAGAAGTACAGCTTATGGGTTTATTACATTATTTTTATCAGTACCAGCGGAATCAGATGGAATTTCACCAAATACTGATTATTTACCAATTTTAAAACAAGGAAGCACTTTTACTTCAACAGGTGGTCAATTTTTTACTTTAGTTCAAGATGTAGATTTTTCAAATCCTTTAAACGAAGTTGTTGTTGCTAATGTAGACCCAACCACAGGTACACCAATTAGTTTTGCTGTTAAAACATTTGGTATTGTTCAATCTGGTTTCTTCACGCAAAAAGTAGTTCAAATAAATGATTACAAAAGATTTTTAAAACTAGATTTAGAAGATTCACAAGTGTTAGAAATAGTATCAGTAATAGATGCTGATGGTAACGAGTATTACGAGGTTGATAATTTATCGCAAGACGTAATCTTCAGAGCAGTAAATAATAATAATGCTCAAGCAGATGGTGTAACATCAATTTTAAAACCATTTCCAGTACCAAGAAGATTTGTTATTGAAAAAAATTCACAAACTACATTTTTACAATTTGGGTACGGATCGGAAGATGAATTAAGTACATCATCAGTAGTAGATCCAGCACAGAGCATACTTCAACTACATGCAAGAAGTTACTTTACTGATCAAGCATTTGATCCAACAAATTTAATTAAGACTGATAAATTTGGTGTTGCTCCATCTAATACTAACCTTACCATTACATACAGAAAAGCCAATCCAAATTTCTCTAATGTTGCAGCAGGTACAATAACAAGCGTTAGAAATACAACTTTTACTTTTCCAAACATAGCAAATACAACTGCTGCTTTAAGAAGTACCGTAAGAAATAGTATTGAAGTAACTAATGAAGAACCATTAGTTGGAGAAGTTAGAATTGATCAAGCAGAAGAGTTGCGTATGAATACTATAAATTACTATGCAGCACAAAATAGAGCAGTATCATTGTTAGATTATCAAAGCATTATTTATGCTATGCCATCACAATTTGGTAAAATAAAAAGATGTACAATTATGCAAGATAATTCATCTTTTAAAAGAAATTTAAACGTTTATGTTGTATCAGAAAATAATAATGGTTTATTGGTTACTGCAAATAGTATAGTTAAATCTAATCTAAAAACTTGGCTTTCTCAATACAAAATGATTAATGATACAATTGACATTTTAGATGCAAAAATAATAAACTATGGAATAGATTTTAGCATTGTAGTAGACCCATTTTATGATAGAACAACAGTTTTAAATACAGCATTAACAACTTTACAAGTAGCAATGACGCAAAACAAACTTGACATTGGTGAATCTATTTCTATTGCAAACATCTATAATACATTAAATAAAATAGACGGTGTTATTGATACAAGAGATGTTACATTAACACAAAAATTTGGTAGTGTTTATTCTGATTTGGTTATAGATCTTAATGCAATGACAACTTTTGATGGTAACTATGTAAATGCACCAAAGAATGTAATTTACGAAATTAAATTTCCTTCTATAGACATTAAAGGAACTGTTTCATAATGGCAATAAAAAGATACTTTGCAAATGCTGATACAACTATTACAAATGCTTTTAAAGCAAATTTAACCACTAGAGGTGTTAGTGGAAACATGGGCCAATCAGACATACTAGAAATTTTTAGTATCTATGGTCAAGCTAATCCTTCATCTTCAGAATTATCAAGAGTTTTGGTTCAATTTCCAATAAACGATTTAATAACAGATAGAAGTAGTGGTTTACTACCAGCATCTGGTTCAGTATCGTGGTTTTTAAAATTGTATAATGCAAAGCACTCAAGTACAATACCAAAAGATTTTACTTTAACAATTTCAGCAGTTTCTCGTTCTTGGGATGAAGGATATGGTCTTGATATGGAGGAGTATAGCGATTTTGGCTACGCAAATTGGAATTCTGCTGCTTCATCCTCTGATGCTGGTATAACTAACTGGACTTCTGCTGGTGGTGATTACCATACAACACCAACATCGTCACAATTCTTTAAAGGTACTGAAGATCTTGTTGTTGATGTTTCCAGCATCGTAGAACAATGGATTGGAGGTACAAAAACAAATTATGGTTTTGGTATTAAACTAACTTCTAGCCAAGAACAAGCTGCTCAATCGTATTATACTAAAAAGTTTTTTGCTAGAGGTACAGAATTTTTCTTTAAACGTCCAACATTAGAAGCTAGATGGAATTCAGTACGTCGTGACAATAGAGGTTACTTTTTTGCAAGTAGCTCATTAGCCTCCGCAACAGATAATTTAAATACAATTTATTTGTATAATGTTGTGAGAGGTAGATTAGCCAACATACCAGCTATTGGAACTGGAAACATATATGTTAGAATTTATGATGATCCATCTGGTAGCAATACAATAACTGCAACACCAAACAATCCTGTTACTGGTGGTTGGGTTTCTACTGGTATTTATTCTGCATCATTTGCTTTAAATACAACTGCATCAGAAGTATTTGATCGTTGGTTTAACTCAACACTTACAACTTGTTTTCATACTGGTTCAATAGATGTTTATGATCTAACATCACAAGACTACAATCCAACTAATCGTTATGTTGTTTCTTGCACAAATCTTAAACCAATTTATTACTCTGAGGAACAAGCAAGATTTAGATTCTTTGTTCGCAAGAAAGATTGGCAACCCACTATTTATACTGTAGCGACTAATTTTATTCCATCGGAGATTATAGAAAGCGCATCGTATAAAGTAGTAAGAATAGCAGACAACCTTGAAGTAATACCATACGGAACAGGTTCTTTGATGCATACAGGTCTTTCATATGATGTTTCTGGAAGTTATTTTGATTTAGATATGAATACATTAGAAACAGATTATTCATACCAAATTAAATTAACATTTTATGATGGTGTAACAAATAGTTGGAAAGAACAGCCAGATACATTTAAATTTAGAGTAGAAAAGAATGAGCCTTAAAGACCTATTTCAAGTAAAAAAAGTATTACCACCAGTTTCTAACGAACAAATAACTGAAGAAATAGAATCAGTTGAGTTGTTAGATTCTTACGAAATAGAAAAAAACAGAATTCAATTTGCAGTAAATTATGCTACTGCATCTAACTTTGCTGTTTTTGGTTCTGCTAAAAAATACTATCAAGATACAATTAAAAGAATTTATGAACAGTATCCTTATGATGGATCTAAAAAAGAAAAATTAGATTGGTATAATTCCTCTTCTTTATTAGATGTTTGGTTTTATGAAAATGCATACCCAAGAACAACTGGTTATGGAACATTTTCTCCATCTGGTTGGTCTACTCAATTATCATCTATTTCTGGCTATGGCGAACCAACAACTAAAGAATACGTTGTTATTAAGTCTGGCCCAAACAAAAGCACAACTGCAACTTCATTAAAAGATGCTTTTAACGATTTAAGTAATCAAAGTCAAAAAGCTAACATTTATAACGCATCAGATAATAGAACGTCAAATTTAAAATTTGATTTAAGCGGCAGCGGCGTTACGTTAGAATTTTGGTTAAAGAAAAATTCATTTATTACATCTAGTACACAAAAGGAAGTAATTTTTGATTTGTGGAACGGCGTTGCATCTTCAAGTGCAAACTATGGACGTTTAACATTAGAGCTTTCTGGTAATAATGTGTCTCCATTTTATCTTACTGCTCAATCTGGTACTGCTGGTTTTTTTCAACAAAACATAGGTACTTCAACAACAACATCATCAATTGCTTCTGGTTTATGGAACCATTATGCTGTTTCGTTAGCAAATTCAGCAAGTTCTGTTAATGTTCAATTTTATGTAAACGGCACACTTAATTCGTCTTACGCATTAGGAACATCAATAAACAATGTAACAGGCGGATTAGTGGCAAATCTTGGTGCTTTAAGAACTGCTCCGTCTGGTGTTTCTGGTGTTGGTTTAGGATGGGGTAAGCTTTCTGGTTCTATTGATGAATTTAGATACTGGAAATCAGAAAGAACAGATAGAGAAATAGGTAGAAATTGGTGGACATACGTTGGTGGTGGAACCAATACCGATGATGCAAATACAGATTTAGGTGTTTATTATAAATTTAATGAAGGTATAACAACTACATCTTCAATTGATTCTATAGTTTTAGATTATTCTGGTAGAGTATCAAACGGCACTTGGGTAGGCTATTCTTCTGCGTCAAGAAATACAGGCTCAGCAATTGACGAGTTTACATTAAAAGAATTATCGTTAGAAGAACCAGATCCTATTATTTATTCCACACATCCAGACGTTGTTTTGACTCTTGAAGAGTATGAAACAGTTGGTGACAATCACGATAGAGAAAATCCTAATAGTCTTTATTATTCGTTTCCAAATTGGATAATAGATGAAGATGAAGAAGGAGAACTATTAAATGTTTCCCAAATTGCAGCATCTTATCTTGATAGTTTGTATTTACAAATAAAATACTTCACAACACTAAAAGATCATTATACTAACATACAAATTGATGATAAACCTTATCCATTTTCACAAGTATTGTTGGAATCAACTGGTTTAATTGCACCAAATTTATTTGTTGATGCAAAATTAGTTGAAGAAGTTCTTTCTAGAGATGATGAAAGACAATACGAAGATAAATTAAATGAAGTTAAAAACATAATTTATCAAAACATTTATTCTAACATAACAAACATTTTTAAATCAAAAGGTACTGAAAAGTCTTTTAGAAATCTTATTCGTTGTTTTGGTATTGATGATAGTTTAGTAAAATTAAACATTTATTCTAACAACGATTCTTATCAAGTACGAAACAATACATACAATACAACAGTAAAGAAAAAATCAGTAAACTTTAATGATGTTGACAGATTTAATTCTAGTATTTATCAATTTTATGATAATACAAATGCAAATTCTTTGTCATACTTATCTGGCTCAAGTGTTTACAATTACTTGCCAATAACAGCAGAGGCAGAGATTGTATTCCCTTACAAGTTTAATCAAACAAATGAAAATTATTTCTTTACACCATTTACAACAACTTCAATTTTTGGTGCTCATGGTGCAACTTCAACTAATACTGACTTAACTTGGGCAAGCCCAGATTACTTTAATTTTCAAGTTTATGCTGTTAAAACAGAGATAGAATCAAAAGATGTTTACTTTGCATTAAGTTCATCTTATTTTGGTGTAACTTTAACATCCTCAATTTATTTCAATACGTATAATAATGAGAAATGGAACTTTGCTGTAAGAATTAAGCCAAACGCATTTGATGCAGATTTAGTATCTGGTAGTGACTCTTGTAACTATCAACTAGAGTTTTATGGTGTTAACGGAGATGGTGATTCTGTAAAAAATGAATTTTTATTAACATCAAGTTTAACTAATACTATTGCTAAAAATGCATTATCTCAAAATAAAAGATTTTATTTAGGAGCAGAACGTACTAATTTTACAGGATCAGTTATAAAACAAACAGACATTAAAACTTTAGGATTAAGAGTTTGGTCTAACTATTTGAATAATGATGTGATTAAAACACATGCAGCAGATCCTTATAATTATGGCATCGATAATGCATTCCAAAACAGTACTTTAACAGTATTTGATGGTGTATCTATTGCAAAAACAAAAACTTTATTACTAGATTGGGACTTTAATTTAATAACTGGTTCAAATGCTGGTGGCGGGATTCCAACAGTATCAGATGCATACTTTATTGTTCAAGATTTAACTTCTGGTTCAGTTTCAGATACAACATACAATACTGAATTTAATACTTTAGTAAAGTACCAGTACACAGGTAAAGGTGATTTCTTTTTACCAAATAAAACAGATGTTGTTGATACTCAGTATTTATTCACTTCTCGCTTGACACAGTTTGAAGACATTAAAAATTCAAATCTTATTGAAGTATTAAATTCACAAGACGAAGAATCATTAACAAGGCAAACAAGACCAATAACTTATTTCTTTAGTTTTGAAAAAAGTATGTATCAAACAATAAGCGAAGAAATGCTAAAAATGTTTAGTAGCATACTTGACTTTAACAATCTTGTTGGTCAACCTGTCAATAAATACAGAAAAGACTATAAATCACTTGGTAAATTAAGACAACTATTTTTTGAAAAAGTCCAAAACGAACCAGACTTAGATAAGTATCTTGATTTTTATAAGTGGATAGATTCAGCAATAGGCAAATTTTTATTACAACTTACACCAGCATCAGCAGATACTAGTGAAGGTTTATTAAATGTAATAGAAAGTCATGCTCTTGAAAGAAATAAAGTACAATACAAATTTCCAACAGCAGAATTTAAAATACCAGTATTAGAAGCTGGTGCTGTGTCTATCAATAAACACCTTTACAATTGGCGTTTTGGTCATAGACCGCTTTCTAATAATGAAGACGACAATTGTTTTTATTGGAATGAAAGAGCAGAAAGAACAGTATTACCAATCTCTTCTAACAACTCTGGTGTTAATAGCAGCAGAAACTTCATTCTATCTGCTTCTCTTCAAGTTCTTAATCGTTCATTTACAACAACATACAAATTTGACGTTAATCAATCTAAACAGATAAAAGGTGGTGTTAACTTTGAATCAAATAAAAACATAGAATTTGCAAAAACTGCATTAACTCCACATGGTCCATTAGATTCAGATAGTGTTATAAGTGTTCCAGCAAACTATCTTATTGCTTTAGTTAAAAATACATCATCATTACTAGTTGATTGTAATGATACAATAAACCCAAATTCTAAAGTAAAGTATTATCTAGATACAGTACAAGGTAGAGATTATGTATCTTCATCGCTTGGATACGGTGAAATACTAAATAGTAAAATTGCATTACCTATAAACTTGGTTAGTGGAAACATTAATACTGGTTATCAAACACAAGTTGCACAAGAATTTATGCCTGGTGTTGTAATCACAAACATTCACAACGATGTTTATGGTGCCATGAATGAAATACCAGCACAAGGACCATTTACAAATACTTGGGTTGGCGGTAAACAATCTCGCCACGTTCAATTAAATACAGGTGCAGATAATTACTTATCAAGACCAGAAGCATGGAAAATAACACTTGGAACTTTATTAACTGCTTCATACCAAACAGCAATTGGTTTTGTTGGCGCAGATTACCCTTACCCAGAGGGAAATCCATACGAACCATCTTATCCAGTAGTTGCACACAAAAGAGCAACTTATTTTAGAGAAGAAACAGCAAAAAGACCAGTTAATACAAGAAACATTCAAACTACTACAGGCTCTGTAGTACTTGGAAATTATCAAAATACTTATGAAATACTAAGTTCGTTTGGTTCTACAAATAACAATAGAGAATTAGTAGATGCTGTTAACCCAACCAACAATACAGAGCTTTATGGTATTGTTAGAACTGATGTAACAGATGGAAGAGTAGATTTTACTTTACCAACAAGACAAAGATCACAAACAATTGTTAAAAATTTATTTTCTGCTCCTGGTGATTATAGAACAAATTCAAGAGGTTATCTAAACAGGTACGCTGAAGAATTATCTCCTTATAATTCTTTGCCATTCAGAAACAAACAAATAATTGGTGATGGTTCAAGAAACGCAGATGTATTAACCACAGATTCTGTACAGTATCCAGAAATTGTTTCTGGTTCAAAATTAGAATTAAACAATCTTTTAACTATACCAAGTAGTTTTGGCGGTTATGTTTCTGGATCTACAACAGTTGCATCTTTCCACAAAGTCAATAGAAATCGTATCTTTACAACACAAAATACATTTAATTATGATAATGGTTTTGTGTCACATCCAATACCACAAAAAGATTCTGGTTACTTATGGATTACATCATCATTAAGTGGAACTGCTGTAGACAATAATCTTGCGTTTTTTGGAAATTTCAATAGTGACATTACACTTCCAACTGGTTCCACTTCTTATGAACCAACATACTACTTTGTTTCTGCAAGTGAAATTGGAAGTTATTACGATACTCTTGGATTAACCAGAAAATTCCCAGAAAGTGTCACAGATGCTTCATTAGGTAATAGAAATCAATTTATACCAATTGATTTTGTTGGTTTAAATACACTTATTTATGAAACTAGTTCATACACAACTTTAGGTGAAACAACAAATGATTATCAAACTTTGGTTAACATGAGTGTTGTTGGCACAGTTGATGTAATGCAAAAACCATACATTTTTTCTGCTTTAATGCAACACAGAAATGGTCCATATGGATTTTCATCATTTAAACAAGTAAGAACTGGTGAACATAGAGTAGTTAGAAATCTTGTTAGAGATAACTATACTTCTTTGTTAGTAGAAAACTCAGATGGTACACAAACATTTATAATTCAAAAAGAACCAAACGTTTACTTTAACACACCTTTTACAGCAAAAATTAGAGACACTTTAACAAATCAAATTTTAACGTTTAAGTATTCTTATGAAAACTTATTACAAACTTTTGAACAACCAGATTTATTTAACAACTTGTCTATTACTAATAATCAAACATTTTATGAAAAGAAAATTGCTTTCTTATTAAATAATTCAAGATACAAACTTGTTAATACAAAAGTTGGATTTTCACTTTATCCAAGAAGAAGAAATAAATCTTTATTAGAAAATAACAAGAGAATAAATTATGTATTTACAAGTTGGAGAGATTCTAGAGAAAATAGAAACATTTCTAATTCTATTTCTCAATTTAATTACACAGTAAATAATAATACTATTTTGATACCAAAACAAAGTATTTGGCCTATGGATGCTTCCGCTTCAATAGGTGATGGTGGTGTATTGCAAAATAGCTATTCGTTAATACATAATGGTTTAACTTCTAGTATAACCGCTTCAGTCCTTTATAACTACAAGCACACTTTATTGACTTTAGATAGTTATAAATCTAAATCACCAATTGATGCAGTATTGCAATTTTCACAATCAAGTGTAAACCCTTATCTTCAAGTATCAACTGGTTTGTTTGGTGGTACTGCTATTTGGGAGGCAGGACTTTATGGTAATAATCCATACGCAGATTCTTATGATAATTGGTACGAAAAGATCAGATCAATTGCAAAAGACTATAGTATTATGCCAGAGTATGTTATTTCAGATGATACTAAACTTCTTGCAGCACAACAAAATAAGTTTGATGATGAATACTTAAATTCAATTACACTTACTGGTTCACAATTTAATGCTACTGCATCAATGACAGATAGTTTCGTAAATGATCTAGTTAGATCTGATTTCATTAAAGATGTTGATAAAATCAAAACTGATCTTTCAAGTATAAGCAAAACAATAAAGCTTAAATTAAATTGCGATGCAATAATTAAATTTAATGCAAAACCAGATTTGTATCCACAATACAGAACAGTTGACATAGCAGAAAAATTCTTAACAACAACAGAAAATTATTTATCATTTTGGACAGGTTCTGGTCCTATAGCTGCAAATACTTACACTCAAAAAAATGTTGCTTATAGAAGTGTTTTAACGCCTTTATTTGCTCCTGGTATTCTTTATAATACAATTAAATCTGGTATTGCTGTAGACTTTCCTATTTTAACTTCTTCTCTTGAAGTAACAGGTGGTGTTTATGAAAGTGGTCTTGATAAAGATCGATTAATAAATAATAGTACATTTAACATTAGATTGCCATTTGAAACATTAGTACAACCAGAAAATTATTTAACAACTAATTTTATTGATATGGAACCAAACCCATCTGCTTCATTAGGCATTACTGGTTCATGGTCTGGTCAATACAGCAACAACCTTTACAAGATGGCAATTAATAACTTCTTAGCAGAAAGTATTAATTTCTTCTTACCAGATGGAAAATTAACAACACTTTATTCAAAACCAGAAAGTGAATTTGGTTTAGTAGACCCAACAAAAACTTATCAAGCGTTAGTTAAAATTTATAAAACTGCTGATAATAATAAAATTTTTGATTATGATTATGGTGATTCATTAGGCAATACTTCTTATGCTACAAGAGGCAAGTATGCAAAACCACAATTACCAAGCACATCTAAAGAGACTATTACTATGTACTCAAGACCATCTGCGTTTGGTCCTCCATGTGCTGGTGGTGAAAAAGGAACTACTGGGTTTACTAAAGGCATTGTAGATTCTTCAAATGGGTACAATCCAGCATTTACTCCTCCATACTACGACGGTTCATCTTGGGCAATTCTTACATTTAAACCAAGCGGATCTGTTTCATACAAACCAACATTAAATGAAATAATAAACAACATTACTGCTTCATACATAAGATTTGAAATGATTAGTGGAACTGTTGGAACTTCTGGTCCGTATTCAAGTGCAAATTTGAATACAAATTCAATGCAAGTATCAGCATCTTTGAATTTGTTTAACATTGTTAATACAAATCAAGTTGACTTGTCTACAATTGATGCAACAAACGTTCAGCCAAATTCAAGACTTTGGGCAATACAAACTAAATTTGAAACACCAATCTTGGACTTCAATCCATCTAATACTGGTGCAACAATAACATCTGGTTCACAAATACCAACAATAGGTATGTGGCATCAAATAGGTCAAATACCAGAAGATGATAAAGGAATTTATTTACAAATTACTGATGTTCCAAGATCTTACTTGGTATACGGAACAAACGGTGTATCCTTAGATGTACAAGCCTCAGCAAATACATTTAATACATCACCACAACTAACTGGCTCTCTTTGCGACATTGTTGGATTCTCAAAACAAGAAGTCAAGTTGGGACAAGTTGCAAACGAAAAAACAATTAAAGAAGCAGTAGTTGCAATTCCTTATGTTAATGTATTAAACCAAAGAAGATTTATTAATTTACCAAATAATGCTGTAACTTATGTACAAAATACATTTTTTGGTATGAGCAAAGAAATAGAGCAAACAGAAACCGAAATTCTTTCATCAGTACCAGAAACTGTTAGAAATCAATTAAGGGCAATGAAAGAATACGTTATTCCTCCAAACTTTGATTTTGTAAATAACGATAAAGTAAATCCAATTGCAATGTACTTCTTTGAATTTAGTTACAAACTAACACAACAAGATTTGGTAAACATTTGGCAAGGTATGCAACCAAACATTTCAGTTGAATTTGAAAAACAATCTTCAATTATTGAACATGAAATAAATCAAAATGAATTTATTAATTTAGACAACTTAAGTGAAAAACTTGAATGGTTAGTGTTTAAGGTTAAGCAAAAAGCAAAAACTAATTACTTTGATCAAGTATTCCAATCAATAAAAGAAAAGAATAAAGATAAGATCAATAACTTACTTAAACTTGGAAGAAACAATAAATTTAACATTACTTCATTGGAGTCAATGCCACAATACACTTACAACTGGCCTTACGATTATTTCTCACTTGTAGAGTTAGCTAAGATTGATGCAAAATTAGAATTTGAAAATCTAGATACAGATCCTGCTTCAATTACAAATGTAAGCAATAAAACTCTTAAAGAAATTAGTGAGCAACCAAAAAGAAATCTTAATAAGATTGTTGAATCATCTACCGACAATGCAACTCAATTACTAACTAACGTTTCTACACAAACAATAAGACCAGCATCATCAGCAGGAGATGCTTCAAGATTAAAAAGGAATAGAACATAATGTCTTTTTTTGACTCCAAAGAAGAAGTAATAAATCTTGAACTTACAAGTTATGGTAAACTTTTATTATCAAAAGGTCTATTAAAACCAGAGTATTATTCCTTTCATGATGAAGACGTACTTTATGATGTATCTTATTCTAATTTGCAAGAAAATGCTGGTGTTGCTGAAGTAAGAATACAAGAACAAACAATTTATGTAAAACCAATTTATAATTTTGTATCTCCAACGCCTTTAATACAAAAAGCACTAAACCAAGACAATTATTTGAAAAGTATTAATAACCTTAATGAATACAAAGTAGACTATTTTGATAATTCATTAGGAGTATCAAGTATTTACAATCTTTATGCTCCAGCGTGGAACATAAAAAATCTTTCAACTGTATTTGTTTCGTCAAGTAACAATTTTTCTAATACAAATCTAAGAATACCACAGTTTGAATGTATTCTAACCGCATCATTTATTAAAACTACAGAAGATAAATTAAACCAAGATCAACAGTTAGCAGAACTAGTTTCCTCTAAACTTAATGCTGTGTTTCTTGAAGATGGAACTGTTTATTTTAATGATTTTGAAGAGTTAGTAATTAAAATGGAAGAATTAAATACTGATGCAGATTTCGATAAATTTGAAATAGAAATTTTTAAAGTTCAAACAAATAATGATGGTACTGAATCGTATGAAATTATGAAACTACCAAAAGAATTAAATTTTGTTGACGATAATGGATTACTACAAAACTTATCAGCTTTAAACTTACAAGAAATTATAGATGATAGTTATGCGACTAAATTTTTTGATGTTTTGGTGGACAAAGAAATTAATGATGAGATTGCATGTAAGCACATTTTATTATCTACACAAAATCAAGACGCAATCTTTAATGACATAACTATTTGTGATAATGTTAATGTTAAATACAAAACAAATGATCTCTACAGAATAATTAATGATAGAGCAACAGGAAGAAACTGCTAAAATGCCTTCAATAATAAAAACAGAAAACGAACTTTTACCACAATTAAAAATAACAAGTTTATTATTGGGTCAAGGCGAAACAAATAATTCTAATTTAGTTAGCGTTTTAGAAGATACTAATAATTTGTATTTAGAAGTAAATGTTGAAACTATAAACAATGTAACATCGCTTGATCAAATAGTACAAGATAACGAGTATTATAAATACATTCAAATAAGTGTATCAGTTGAACCACAACCAGTATCTACTACGCCAATCAGAAAGAATCTATTAAACAGTAGTGGTGAAATAAATTTACAAAACAAGTTTGTGTTAAAAAACATAAACTCTGATACTTTTTCTTTAAAAATAGAACAAAGTTTTGATTTTGATTCGTTCGCATCAGACAATAAAATTAGTTTAGAACAAAAACAATTATTAATAAACGTTTACGGACAAACACAATCAATAACTTATCCAATTTTACTAAACAAAAAAATAATTAAAACATTTGATAATGGTGAAAATTCAATTTTAATTGATAAAAGATTTTTAGATGGTTTAGACGTATTTCAAGATAATTTACAATTTAATAAAATTGAAAGAACAAACACAAGTTATTTTGGTGATAATTTTTATCAAACACATAATAATCAAAATTTAACTTCTTTTATAATTTTTGATTATGAATCTTTTTTAAGAGAAACAAGTTTCTTTACAGAAAATGCATTACAAAATTATTCATACACAATTGAAGTAGTAAAGAATAATAGCATAGTTGATGTTATTAGTGTATCTTTTGATAGTAATACTGTTTCTTTCTTTAGTAAGAAATCGGTATCTGTGTTACACAAAACAAATCCTTCTTTGTTTATTTCTGTTAATGAGCAAATGGATTCGTTGAGTGAAACAACTACAAATACTTATAAGCTAAACGTAACAAATAAAGATAAAACATTTATTAATTTTTATAATAGATTAGATAATACAGGGGAATTTGTTGATCTTAGAAATTCTTACGATCAGTTAAAAAATGTAATCAAGTTTGCAACAACCAGAATGGATCAAACAAAAAACATTTATTATTTAGATCCAGTAACATTAAAGTTTCAAGAAGATTTTATTTTATTTTATCAACAAAAAGAAAATTATTTTAATTCTACATTTAATTCTTTTAAAATAAACATAAACATAAATGAATTTATAACTTCTATTTTTAGAGTTTATAATAAATTTTCTAACAATACAATTACTCAAGAGCAAATAGAAGATGTGGTTAATTTACTTGTACTACAAAATACAACTTATGATCTATGGCAAAGAATGTTTAATACCTTAGATAAATTGTTCAGCACTTTAGAAAATTTTCTATACAACATTACTATAACTCCATCAATTACAAGAAGTAAAAGTTTCATTAAAAAAGTTACAAAAAGCAATTATTATTATTCAATAAGTAATTTTAACTCATACGATTTATTTCCAAAAGTTTCATACGAACAAGTTTCTAATTCTTACCTACAAAATGAACCTTCAGGTTTAGCACAATTTTTTACATTTAAAACAGTTACTTATAAAAATGAAAACAACATTCAATTTGATAGTCCAACGTATAATGCTATAAATGCTTATTTAAACACAAAATTAAAAATTAATAGTAAACAAATAAGTGATTCAAGTTTATTAGGATTTACAAACTTAGAACCATTTGGAGTAGATGTTATAGAACAAGATCAGCAAGCAGAAGCAAACAATCCTATTAAATCTAATTCACTTTTGAATCCAATTTCTACTGCTAAAAATTCTAAAACATCAAACAATTATTTAAATTTAAATAAAATAAAAGATTTAGATAATAATACAAAATTTGCAATCAGCAATACAAATAAAATGTTACTTGGCTTATCGAGTGGTAAAATTACAGATACATTATCATTAAATTCATTATTTCCAAAGCTTGCATTTAGTAGGTTTAATTATAGTTTAAATAGATTTGAACTTATTGAAGATTTATCAACACTAATAAACAATGATTTAATAAAATTAGAAGTTATTCAAGAACCAGAAATCTTTTCAACAAACAATGTAGGTATAGAACAAATAGATTTAGTAAATACTTATTTCATAATAGATGGAGTTTAATAATGTCATTAAAAAGTAAAAATGTTATTAGTAATTTTACTGGAAACTCTGTCACACTTAAAAATCAACAAAGTTTTGATAAATTAGATGAACTAATGTCAAATGTTGGGTTACCACCTTACACTTTATTAACTGAAATTAATAATCTTCTTAGATCTGGTAATGCTACTACTATTGAGGATCTAGAGTCTACTCTAAATGTTTTACCTTTACAAGAAATAGATACAAACATCCAACTAGTTTATGGCCTTACTGGCCTAAATGACGCTGTTTGTATTGCTAATGGCAATTATTTTATAAACAACATTGCATCAAACAGACTTGATAAAAACAATCTTTCATCTTATGCGTTTTCATTTTTTGAAGTTAATGTAGAAACCCAAACAACTATTTCAATAAATACTAATAAATTTCTTGGATTTATAGAAAAATACTTACCAAAATTAAACCAATTTGTTTTGTTAACTAATAGAAGTGAAGCATTTATTAATTTATTAAAAACACTTTTTATGTATTCATTAAATAAAATTGCTATAAACAATACTAATGTAAATTATTGTGTATACGAAACAAATTTAAGAGAAAAGAAAAACACAAATAATAATTCTTATTTCTATGATGTAAAACCACAATACAATTTTTATTTAAAAAATTATGAAAGCGTATTTAATGAAAACTTTTCCTATACCAACATGATACCAAATTATTATGCTGTTAACAGTTATTTAATTGATAATAATCAAAATGTTGAAAGTCATTTAAGTTTAGGAAGAAGAGTACCTGTAACAAAGAAAAATGTATTATCACAAGAGTATTTTACTAATCTATCTAATAACATTAAAACAAATTTAGGAGATGATGCGTTTTTAAATACATACTCTAGTATCTTTAATAACGTTTTATTAGATTCAACTTCTTATTCTACAAATCAAATCTCTACAGAAAACTTTCCATATGTTAATGAATTTACATTTTTTAATGATACTAACCCAATCTCGACTTTTTTAATTAACAACAGCCTAGAGTTATTAACGTTAAATAATTGCTATTCTTCTCTTTATGGAATTGGTAGTAACTCAACTTTATTTAGTATACAAACAACAGATGTTCAGCAAACAGTAGATACAACTGGTCAATTTCTTTCTGTAAATGGTACAAGATACAACAACACTTATACAAATAAATTAGAAAATAAAAATACTCAAAACACAACTTTCAACCAAATTTATAATTTTTTAATAACTTCCCCTTATGGATTTGAAGTAAAAAATAATAATGCATTTAAATTCGATAATAATTTCACCAACCTAGAGGGTCCAAAAAATTTATTTAGATTTGCAAAGTTAAATAATTTATTTTTTGATTTATACAAAGAGTACAATGATTACACTTATGTTAAAAATTTACAAAATTTAAGAGCAGATACCGTATGTTATTTTGTTGAAAAATTATTAGAAACAAATAGTGTATTGCAAACAGTTGGTTTAACAACCGAGCAAAGTGACCAAATAGTTTATAAAGACACACAAATACCTTATAATAAAAATCTTATTTATAATGTGTATTCAATTGATTCAATACCAACAATTAATTTATCTTACGAAAATGTTTTAAATTATTATACAGAATTAAAATTAAACATTATTACTAATGTTGAGTATAAATTTTATAAAAATCTTTTATTTACAACTCAAGCAAAAGTAACAGATTCAGCACCAGTTTTTCCATTAGTTAATTTTGTTCCATACAGAAACATTAATTCTGTTGTGACTATTTTATTTAATGCTACAAGTGCGACAATTAGAGAACATCCAATACCAATTTTACAAGATGATTTAAATCAATTTATTGAATTACAGAAAAAAGAATCAGAACAAGATGGAAAGATAATTTTTCAAAGTGATGATTTAATTGATAGAGTTCAAATTTTTAGAACAACTACCAAACCAACATCATACTCAGATTTTTCTAATTCATTATTTCAAGAAGTATCTTTTAATAATTTATCTGCTGCTTCTTATCTTATGAATGTAGAACCAAATCTTAAATACTATTTAACATTTAGAAGTATAGATGTTCATGGACTTTTATCAAATCCAACTGAAGTTTTTGAATTAGAATCTATTTCTAATAGTGGTGCTAATTATTTTGTAATAAACACTATTAATTTATTTAATAATCAAAATTTTAATTTTAGTAAAAATTTAAGAAAGTATTTAAGTATCTCTCCATCATTTGATTATTCTCAAGTTAATCTATTAGATAATAATCAAATTAAATTTGGAAATGATGATAAATTATGGGGACAAAAATTTAAAATTAGAGTAACATCTAAGAAAAGCGGAAAAGCATTTGATCTAAACATAAAATACATAAAAAATGAAATAGATTTAACATAATAAACTATTTACAAAAAGAGGAAACTAAACAATGGCGTTTTTGGATAATAGCGGCGACATAATACTTGACGCAGTTTTAACAGATACAGGAAGACTTAGATTAGCAAAAGGAGATGGTAGTTTTAGAATTACACAATTTGCTTTTGGTGATGATGAAATAAACTATGGTCTTTACAATAAGAATCATCCATCTGGTTCTGCTTATTATGATTTAGAAATCCTTCAAAGCCCAATACTTGAAGCTTTTACAAATAATACATCAGTTCTTAAATACCAATTAATTTCTAATAACAGAACAGACTTGTTATTCCTCCCAGTAGCAAAATTAAACACTATCTTAAATCCATTTAGTACAGGATACTCAAGTTACTTTGTAGTGTCAAATACTACTACAAGAGATGCAATACAAAATAGTTCTGTTGGATTCCTAGATGGTGTAACAAATACACCACAATTTTTACCAATTAGTGTAGATCAAGGTTTAGATTCTAATCAAACAGATAGAACAAAAAATTTAGTAGAAACAGATTCTACATTGTATGAATCCCAATACTCTATTGAAGTTAATTACAATCTTTTAAGATTAAGAATTGGAAATCAACTTCTTGAACCTACCTCAATTGATGATGATGGGTTTGCAATTTATGTATTAGATGAAAACATAAATACTTCTGCAATCACACAATTACAACCTGGAGAAGTGTATGCACCAAATCAATGCTCCACAGTTCTAAATGGCACAGTAGGAAGTAGATTATCATTAAACCTTTTATGTTCAACACAAGTACAAATAGGAACAGAAATTTTCACAAGACTTGGTGGAACATTTAACGGAGCAAGTGTAGGACTTAATGCAGCAACCTATTACATAGATACAGCCATAACTGTAAAAGGATTAACTACTGGAGTATCTACAACAGTACCATTAAAGATAGTTAAAAATCCATAATTAATTAAGGAATAAAAAATGTCAACTTACAAACCACTTTCATCAAACGATACAGTTTCAACAAGAACGTTACTAAATGAGGTTATTCCTTTAACTGGTACTATTGTTTCTGGAACATACAACGACAATAACATAAAAAATTATTCACATCAAATGTTCCAATCTGTTTATGATTATCCTTATTTAAGTTCTTCTGCAAATCACATCTTTGACATAGCAGTAGGGTTTTCAACTGGATCAGCTTTATCAAGTTCAACCGCTACTCAAGTTGCTAAAAAAGTTAACATTTATAACCAAATGGCTCAATTACTAGTTGGTTATAACACAACAAATGCTATTCAAAGATTTGATCAAGACGGTGATTTAGGAAGTGGAACAAAAATAGATAATGCATTTTTTCTTTCATTTAGTAGATTATTAACAAAAGATGAAATTAAAAAAGGTTCATTTACTTTACAAGTTCTTACAGGTGGTGCAAATACTTCTCCATCAAACATACTAACAATTTCTGATTACGGTGCAACCACAGACTACAGAACTAATTCACCAGCGGGAGAATACGGAATACTTTATACTTCTTCAGCCGCTGTAGACGGTACTGGTGTTGGTTTGATTTATTATCAAGCTGGTTTGGTTGTACTAACGTGCTCTGTTTTTAACGGTAACTTTGGTCCAAGATCCGATACATCAACCTACACATCTTCTGTAGCAAATTATTTTGTTACTGGTTCAACAACAGGATCGTTTGATGGATTTAGAAACAGACTTTACAATGTTCAATTCAACAACACAACTGAGTTGAATTCAACAGTATACTTCTGTCGTGCAAATCATAACGAATTTAACTATTCATCAAATCCAACTTATCTTAGTGGTGGACAAATAACTGTTAAAAATAACGCATCCGACGCTCCAGTTTCTTACATAACTACAGTAGGTTTGTACTCAGCAGACAATGAGCTTCTTGCTGTTGCTAAACTTAGTGAACCATTAAAGAAAACTGTTGACAACGAACTAACAGTAAGAGTTAGATTGGACTACTAAAAGTGTTATGTCATTACATAAAATTAAACCAAACGAAATCTTTATTAATCAAGTAGAATTTAATCCAAAGGTTAATTTTTATGTTTATGATGGAAAAACTTATTATAACCAACAATCAGAAATTTCTGGAGCATTTACTAGTAACGTACTAAATGTTCCAGTAGGTCACTTAAGCCTTTATGAATTAAACGTAGACAGAAACCAATCTCAAACTGGTTTAATTTATCCATTTATTACAAAAGATGGTTCATTAACTTCTTTTAGAACAATAAGCACAACATCATTTAATACCGATTTTGCTTATGGTAACGAAGTAACAGGCACTTATCCAATGAGTGCTACAATACTACGTGAGTTTTATCAAACAGGTGAAACAAGAACCCACTTAAACGCACTTAAAAATACATTAAATTATTATTCTTATGTTTCTAATCACTATTCTTATTCTTCTTCTTTAGGTGATAAATCAAATCAACCATTAAATTTATTAAGTATTCCATCGATCTTTTACGGTTCTTCTATTAAAAAAGGAACAGTAAAGTTAGACTTTTACATTTCTGGTACATTAATTGGTACGTTAGAAGATTATAATAAAAATGGTGAATTGATACAAACTGGTCCATCTGGTTCTACAGGTTCTGGATCGGTTGCTGGAGTCGTTCTTTACACAGAAGGTTTCGTTATTCTTACAGGGTCATGGGGACTTGAAACTGGTATTGCAAGAAACTATTTAAACGACATTAGTAATCAAGTAACATCTTCGTGGCTTTATTTTGGTTCTGGTATGTCTGGAACTGAAGCTTATACTTATGGTTCTTTACCATCATCAAGTTTTAACATACAATTTGATGGAATCAACAAAACACCAGTTATGACATTTTTTGCTCACGCTAAAAGAGGAGAGCTTAACAACTCATTAAATCCAACATTTATTGCAAGCTCAAGTTATAAACAACCTTTAATAAATTCAAGTTCTTATGTAGAATACGAATACATGCAACCAACAAATGTTGTATCAAGTTCATTTAATACAGAACCATACTTAGAAAAAATTACATTTATTTCATCAATTAAGTTGTATGATAGAAATAAAAATGTTATTGGTATTGCAAAACTATCTAAACCAATAAGAAAATCTCAAGAAAGAGATTTAGCATTTAAAATTAAACTTGACTTGTAGGCAGTAATGAAACCAGCAATAATTGGACTTGATGTAAGTTCATCTAAAATAGGTGTAGCCGTTTTGGGTGAAGATAGAAAAATACTAACATCAGAAGTTATAAAATTAAAATCTGATGATTCTTTAGAAAATCGTGCTTTAATGTTAGAAAATAAATTGGAAAAATTAAAAAAGTATTATTTTATTGATAATGTTTTTGTAGAAGAACCATTTATTGCTTTTGGTGGTGGTAAGACTACTGCACAAACAATGGCTACTCTACAAAGATTTAATGGAATGTGTTGTTATTCAATTTATCGTGTTTTTGATAAACCACCAAAAATGGTTTCTGTTAGAAGTGCAAGATCTAAGTTGGGCATAAAAATACCAAAAGGCACCCCACAAAAAGAATCAAAAAAATACATAATTGAGTATGTGGAAAAGAACCATCCAGAATTTCAATACACCACAACAGCGCATGGAAATCCACAACCTGGAACAGACGATAGAGCAGACGCTATTGTTATTGCATTATACGGACTTGACCAGACAGAATAGCCATGCTATGATCTGAACATGGCAACCAAAACATCACTACTAAGCTCGGCACTAGGAGACTACAGAAAGTCTGGTGACGAGCTTCTTTTCTTTTGTCCTTTCTGTCAGCATCACAAAAAGAAATTATCTGTAAATTTAAAAACAAACAACTATAAATGTTGGGTTTGTGACGAGCGTGGTAAAAATGTAAGACGCTTGTTGAAACCTCGTTTGTCTTATTCTGAATTATACGAATGGGATAAGTTAAATAATTACGTTGACCTTACTCAGCTTGATTCAAACATTTTTGATGATCACTCAAAAGTTGTTGAAGAAATTATTGAACTACCAGAAGATTTTGTTTCTCTTGCAAATAAAAATCTTCCTATGTCTTCGCGTTTTGCTCTTAAGTATTTGCAAGACCGTGGTATTACAAAAGAAGACATTTTAATGTGGAAGATTGGTTATTGTAATAAAGGAGAATACAAAGATAGAGTAATTGTTCCATCATTTAATAATGATGGTAATGTTAATTATTTTATTGCTCGTTCCTATACAAATAGTTTTCCTAAATACATGAATCCAAAAGTGTCTAAAGACATTGTGTTTAATGAAATCAACATCGATTGGGATGAAGACATTGTAATTGTTGAAGGTGTGTTTGATGCTATGAAAGCAGTAAATGCAATACCGCTTTTGGGTTCTACATTAAATCAACAATCCAATTTGTTTAATAAGATTGTTTACTATGACCCAAAAGTTTACATTGCACTTGACCCAGATGCAGAGAAAAAAGCTTCTACACTAATCCAAAACTTGGTTGGGTATGGTATAGAAATTTATAAAATCGACATTTCTGGTTATGATGATGTTGGTGCGATGCCCAAGCACGTTTTTATAAACAGAAAAGTAAGAGCAGAACTAATTGGCGAAGATTGGGTTTTAGAGCATAATCTTCTTGCTATTTGATGATTTCTGTAGTACATTGACTTGGGAGACAGTATGAAGTTTGCTCACATTGCGGATACGCACATCAAAAACTTAAAATACCATACAGAATACAAAACTGTATTTAGTAAAATGTACGATACCTTGAAAGAAGAAAAGGTAGATTACATAATTCATTGTGGAGACATTGCTCACACCAAAACTCAAATCTCACCAGAGTTTGTTGAAATGGCAGCAGATTTTTTTAAAAATCTTTCTGCTATTGCCCCAACATACATTATTCTTGGCAATCATGACGGTAACCTTACTAACGACAGTAGACAGGATGCACTTACTCCAATCGTAAATGCTTTGAATCTTAACAATCTTTATCTTTTAAAGAAGTCGGGCGAGACTAAACTAAAAGATAATTTTGTTCTTAATGTCTTATCTGTGTTTGATGAAGAAGGTTGGGTAAAACCATCAGATCCAAATGCAGTTAACATCGCACTTTATCACGGTTCTGTTAATGGAGTAAAAACAGATACAGGGTTTGTTTTGGAAAAAGCAGACCATGATGTTTCTATTTTTGTAGGTCATGACTACGCATTTCTTGGTGACATTCACAAAACAAACCAAACTCTTGATACAGATGGAAGAATTCGTTACCCAGGCTCTACTCTTCAACAAAATCATGGTGAAACAAACGATAAAGGATTTCTTATTTGGGACATTCAAGATAAGCTCTCATTTGATTGCAAACACGTTTTAATTGAAAACCCTAATCCTTTTATCACAGTTGAACTTGAAGAGAATGGCGGGCTTCCTAATGGGCTTACAATACCTTTGAATGCAAGGCTTAGACTTCTATCTCGTACCAATCTTCCAGCAGAAATTATGAAGAATGTTGGTGACGTTGTAAAAGAAAAATGGAAACCAGAAAGTGTATCTTTTTTATCCAAGAACGTCGCCAGATCAAAAGAACTAAAGGAAAGTGTAGATGGTATTGAGAAAGAAGATCTACGAAATGTAAAAGTTCAAGAACAATTAATTGAAGAGTTTCTTGTCAACTATAAAGTACCAACTGATGTTTTGCAGAAGGTATTTGAAATTAATAAAAAATTTAATACAGAAGTAGAGTCAAAAGAAGAAGTTGCACGTAACATTAATTGGAAAGTTGAGTCTTTAGAATGGGATAATCTTTTTAATTATGGAACAGATAACAAAATTAATTTCAAAAATTTACAAGGTATTGTTGGTATCTTTGGTAAAAACTACTCTGGTAAATCTTCTGTAATTGATAGTATTCTTTATGCTTTGTATAACACAACTTCAAAGAACGAAAAGAAAGCATCAAACGTAATCAACACAGCAAAGAAAAATGCTGTTGTTAACTTAAAATTATCAGTAGATGATAGTGAGTATGTTATTGCTCGTAGTTGTGAGAAAGTAATCAAGAAAGATGGTTCTGAAGAAGCTAAAACAACTTTGAACTTTATTGGCGATGGTGTTTCTATTAATGGAGATACAAGGGTTCAAACAGACGCAAACATTAAAAAAATGTTTGGCACTATTGATGATTTTATGCTTACCTCTATGTCTTCACAACTTGATTCACTTTCTTTTATTCGCGAAGGTTCTACAAAACGCAAAGAGATTCTTGGTCGCTTTTTGGATTTGGAAATCTTTGATGCTAAAAATAAACTAGCAAAAGAAGAATCAGCAAGTATCAAAGCTTTAATTAAGAAGCTTGAAGTAACAGATTACGATACTCAAATTTTAAAAACACAAGATGAAATAGAAATTCTTAATACTACAACTAATCTATTGAAAGATCTTGTCAGCGATTCTAATAATACTTTGAAGCAGTTGAAGACAGAGATTGATTCATTAGATGGACAATTAAAATCAATAAACGTTGAGTCAATTGACATTTCAAAAACTATAGAAAGACGGGAGTATCTACTTACTACTTCAGTTAAAGCCTCAACCGCTAAAGCAGATAAAGTATTAGAATTAGAAAACAAAACAGCAGAGTTTGATAAAATTACAGATTTTCTAAACAACTTTGACATTGTTGGTTTAAACAAAAAGAAAGAAGAGATAAAGGACTATCAATCTAAACTGTCTGCTATTACTCAAGATCTTCAATTAAACAATAAAGAAACAAAGTATCTAAAAGATAAAATTAAATTACTTGGCGAAGTTCCTTGTGGTACACAGTTTCCAACTTGTAAGTTTATAAAAGACGCTATTGATGCTTCAAATAAAATTACAAATCAAGAAAACAAAACTAATAACCTTGCAGATGAACACGATAAAGTTGGAGAAGCACTTGCTTTATTAAGTCCAGACGTTGTAGAAAAACAACTAAACAAGTACCAAATGGTTGTCAATAAACAAACAACAGTCGAAAAAGAAATACTTCAATTAAAGATTGATGTTGAAAAATTTAATACAATTATTTCTAACATTAATAAAGAAATGAATCTTGTTAAAGAGAAAATAGAACAATACAAAAAGAACGAAGAACTGTTCAAACAAGTTGAATCTTTAACACAAGACAGAAACGATAAACAAATTGAATGGAATCAACTTGATAAAGAAACTAAAGCAAATAACGAACAGTTGTTGCAATGTTACATAAAGTATGGGTCACTAGTAGAAAAGATTGCTGCATTAAATGTTACAAAGCAAGAATTAGAAAATTATAGAAATGAATTTGCTGCTTACGATTACTTTATGAAGGCTACAAGCTCTAATGGTATTTCTTATGAGATTATCAAAAAGAAACTTCCAATTATTAACGAAGAGATAGCAACTATTCTTTCTAACATTGTAGATTTTCAAATTTATTTTGAAGATGATGGGTCTAAGTTAAACATCATGATTCAACATCCTAATAGTGAACCAAGACCTATTGAAATGGGTTCTGGTGCAGAGAAATCAATTGCTGCTATGGCTATAAGACTTTCAATGCTTCAAGTATCTAATCTGCCTAAGTCTAATTTGTTTATTTTAGATGAACCTGGAACTGCATTAGATAGTGAGAACCTTGAAGGCTTTATCAGAATACTTGATATGATTAAAAATTATTATGATACTGTTCTTCTTATTTCCCATATGGATGCTTTAAAAGATGTAGCAGATCAAATAATTACAATAGATAATGTAAATGGATTTGCCAAGATTGTTATTTAAAACTATTTAATGGTATGTTAACAGAACGCAAATTAAGAAACATAATAAAACAAGAATTGCTAGATCTTCTTGAGGCAAGACAGCCAACAGAGGATCTGGCAATTTTTTATAAGTTACTTAGCCAATTAGGAACTTTTCATTTTGGTGGTGACAAAGAACAACAAACAATGTCATTCTTAAATAACGAAATGATACCAACATTAGATTCATTGATAGAAAAAATAGAAAAAATTACATTTAAAAAAGTAAACGAAAGCATCATTGACACTTTGCGTTTGTATGTTGGCAAAGAAAAAGAAGCACCAGAAGTTTTTACTAAAACTGATTTACAAATTACAATACAAGAAGTAAAAAATAAGTTAAAAGAATTAACAAATTTAATTTTTGATAAAAGAGCTGGCTTTAACAAAGAATACCAAAAATACCATGATGAATCTGTTTCTCCGATACTTGATCAACTAAAACAAAAATTAGAAGAATTAGTTCAATCTAATACAAAACATCCTTCGCGATCACAACTTACAAAAAGTGATATCTTAAAAAGAGCGGAAAAAGGTATATGACTTTTTTATTGACTCATTGGAAATTGATACTAGCTATTGTTTATGGTATAAGTGTGCCTATCTATTTTAGTATTAGTTCTGATAAAGCTGTTAAAAATATGGAATCTGCTTTAGAATCTTCACAAGAATCAAATAAAAAACAATTAGAAGTTTTACAAAATTATTTAGAAGATCAGCGTGTAGCATACGATAAAATGTTTAAAGATTACCAAGCAAAAATGGCAAAGCTTGAAGAAGATTATCAAAAAGATTTAAAAAAAGTAACCGACAAACAAGCTGTGCAACAAAAACAATTAGCAGATAGGTTTACTGATCCTAAAGCAGTAGATGAAGAATTAGAAAAAAGGTTTGGATTAAAAAAATGATTACACTATTATTACTAGCAAAATTAGCAAATGCACAAGATTACTCACCAATAAAAAAAGGTGAAGTTTCTCCAATAAGTGGTACGGTATTAACGCCAACCGCTATGGCAACAATAATTGCTAAATGTGATGCAGATGTTGCAACAGAAAAAGTAAAAGCTAAATATGAGCTAGAGAAACTACAAACAACTTGTGATTTGAATGAAGAAAAATTACAATATGATTTAGACGCACATATTAAAACAAGCAAAGATATTATAGAAATAAAAGATAAAGAATTAGAAAAAGCTTATGAAATTATTAAAAATAATTCTAAGAAAAATACTTCACTTTGGTTGGGAGTAGGATTTACTGCTGGACTTGTAACTTCATTTAGTATAATATATGGCTATGAAAATTTGACAAATAATTAAAACCATAATAAATTATATTAGGATTAATATAATGTCATTTTTAAATACACCAATACCAATAGTTGAAGCTTTTATTAGAGGAAATTTTTTACGAAATAATGAAGATTCGCATGATAAAAAATTTCCTTGTTATATATTTGGAATGTGCTCAATACCATCACAAGCTCCATTATTTCACTTTATTATGGAAGATGGGGGATTATGGTGGAGAATGCCTATACATGCTTTTTGTTGGAAAGATACTGCACCACAACAAGAGTTAGACGAATTAGTTCTTTGGGATTCGTTTTCGTATCATGTTGGAGTAACTTCATATCCAATTTTAAAAAATAAAGTTGTTAAGTTTATTTCTAGACGCAGGGAAAAATACCAAGGTAGATATTTATTTACGTTAGATTGGGCAAGCTCCTCAGATTCATCGGAAACAGATTTTGGACTAAGTGAGTTTCCATCTCAACATAAATGTGGTCATTTTATTGCAATGGATAATGGTAATTTTGCTATTCAACCTAACAATCGTCTAACAATACATGATCCTTCTTTTACTGTTAAAGATAAAGTTGTTATAAATAGAAAATATAATACTACACTTTGGACAGCCGAACGCAATGCTAGGTGGGTAACACCAGATACAGATATTATGAATTATGATCATACTGATTTGCAAAATGGCGAATCAAACTCTCAAAGATCAAATCAATACAATAATATAGATAATGAAACTATTAATAAATCATAAAAATAGTATTTTTGATGGTAGCAAACCACTCATACATTTAGAAGCTGTTAAAGAAGATGAAACAGCAAAATATATGTTTGAAAATGGTTGGGTTCCATATGGCGATGTATGGTATCAAACAATGTCTTCAAGATTAAAATTTGGCAATATTTCTAATTCAAGAAAAAAACAACTAAAAAATATTAATGTATCTTATACAACAAACAATGATAATATTATTGTTCCAAACGATATCAGTAATTACAATAACTCTAAATATTTAGATTTTTTCTTTGACGATATATTTTGGGGTAGAATAAATTTTTATGAAGACCAAATATTTTATTCTACCATGAATAAAATATATGATAAAAAATCTTATGGAACTTTGTCTTTTTATTATTTACTTGAAAAGTATAAAAATAATTATGAGTATTTATATATTGCAGATTATTATGAGCAATTTAAGTATAAATCTAAATTACCAAATTTTCAATTTTGGAATGGTTCTAATTGGATAAAAGAGGATATATGAAAGATCCAAATGAAATTGTAAAAATAGAAAAAGCTATAGCACAGAAGTATGGCGAAGATACAATAATGAATCCAAAACATTATTGGAACGAAGATAAAGAAAAAGAATACCTCCAACAAATAAAAGAAGTAACCAAGCAAGAAATAAAAGACAGAGAAAACAATCAAAAGATTGATATTGGTGGTCTTTTTATTTCTAAAAAACTACTTAATAAAGACAGCAATAGAAGTTGTCCCGTTTGTCATACTTATTCTTTTGATCTTAACGATGATTTATACATGAATCGATACCAATGTTGTAAAAAATGTTACATACAATGGGTTGAAGGAAGAGAAGAAAGATGGAAAACAGGATGGAGGCCAAATGAAAATAACAGTAAGTCGTGAAGAGCTTAAACAAATAATTAAAGAAGAGTGGGAGCGTGAGATGCTTCTTGAAATGCATACAGAAGCTGAAGAAATGGCAATGCCACAAGGTTACGATTCAACTGTTGAAGACCAAGATCAAGAATTAGATTACGAAGGTTACATGACCAAATCTCAACTTTATAAAATTGGTGAAGCTGCTTTAAAGCTTCACGATATGATAGAAGATGGCGACAACCTTCCAGAATGGATGCAATCAAAAATTGCACAAGCAGAACAAATGATTCAATCGGCATATAATGCATTAAAATACGACAAAGTAAGAGGGACTGTATAATGGCTACTACTCTTGAAATAGTTCAAGGCATCGCACAAGCAGCAGCAAATGCTTATGATGGTTCACACATTGGTAAATACAATGCTGATGGAGAAGAAAAGAAAATAGGACTCCGCAGAGAAGAGGGTGATCCAATCCTTGACTCAAGAGTTATTGATGGATTTAAAGTTAAATTTAAAGGTAATAAACTTTGTATAACTTACCAAAGTGAAATTCGTTTAAAAGAAGTTCATAAAGGTGCAAAATTTGAATCTGAAATGGAAGGAGTTATGGCAGACATTGTTAAATTCTTAAAGAAAGAATATAAAATAATTACTGGTAATTCTCTTTCTTTAAAGCCTGTAGGCGAGGTAAACATTTTTGTTCAACCAATTTCAAGAACAAGAACGGATCTTTCAATGTATCAAGAGTTTGAAATAACTTCTTACGATAGTAAAATTGTTATTGCAGTTGGGCTTCCAAGTGAAGACACAACAAGAGATGCAATTAAAAAATTCCTTTCTTTAGGAAGACAAAAAGCTAAAAGACCTTCAAACGATACAAGAAAACAAGAAAAGAAAAAAGATTAAAATGAAATGGCAGTTTACCGACCAACAAAACAGGAAATACAATCTGAAATTTTAAAGTGTGGTAAAGACCCAATTTATTTTTTAAATACTTACGCAAGAATTTCTGATACACAAAAAGGTCCAATACCTTTTAGAACTTATGATTTTCAAAATGAAGTTCTAAAGGATATGAAGGACTTTCGTTTTAACGTTGTTTTAAAGGCCCGTCAGCTAGGGTTATCAACAATTGTGGCAGGATACATTGCTTGGTTGATGTTATTTCATAGAGATAAGAACGTACTCATCTTAGCAACCAAATTATTATCAGCATCAAACTTGGTAAAGAAAGTTAAATACATAATCAAAAGTCTTCCAGAATGGTTGATGATTGCTGATGTTAAAATAGACAACAGAAACTCATTTGAATTAACAAACGGTTCACAAATTAAAGCTTCAGCAACTTCTGGCGATGCTGGTCGTTCTGAGGCTCTTTCTTTGTTGGTTCTGGACGAAGCTGCATTCATTGAGAACATGAAAGACCTTTGGACAGGTGTGTATCCTACACTTGCTACAGGTGGTCGTTGTATTGCTATCTCAACCCCTAATGGTGTAGGTAATTGGTTCCACCAAACTTATGTAAATGCCGAATCTGGTGAAAATGAATTTCATCCAATAAAACTACATTGGTCTGTGCATCCAAATAGAGATCAATCTTGGTTTGAAAAAGAAACAAAAAATATGTCAAGAAGAGAGATTGCACAAGAATATGAATGTTCTTTTAATGCATCTGGCGAAACTGTAATTGCTGCTGAGGATTTAGAATACTTACACAACAATTGTAAAGAGCCAAAACATAGAACAGGTGTTGATAGAAACTATTGGATTTGGAAAGAGTTTAATTCTGAGCATACTTACGTTTTGGTTGCAGACGTAGCTAGAGGTGATGGTAAGGATAATTCTGTATTTCATATTGTAAACTTAGATACAAATGAAGTTATAGCAGAATATCAAGGCAAAATAACCA